TGAATCGGCTTATACACATGCGACTGGAAACGGTTCTGATCATAGCGATGTTGCTTTAAATACAACACACAGAACAAGTAATGGCTCAGATCATAGTTTTATAGATCAAGATGTAACTTCAGGTAGTGCGCCTACTTTTTTAGCAACTAATTTAGCTGATGGAGGTACTAACGCAATAATTACATTAACGCAAGAAACTAATTTTGAAACTGCGTATACTCATTCACAAGGTGACGGATCAGATCATGCAGATGTCGCAACTAATAGCGCTCATGTAGCTGCGAATTCGGGTGTACATGGTATTACTGGTTCGGTTGTTGGTACATCTGATTCACAAGAATTAACAAATAAAAAAATCGGTACTGGCACAAGCGATCATAGTGTTACTGGTGCAAGTGATTTATTTATTACTGGAAAGCTTGAAGTAGATAGCACTGGATATTTCGATAGTGGGCTTCAAACCGCATCATCAACATATTCGACATTTAATGGTAGCTTGAAAGTTACAGATACGCGAAACGTTTATGGTTTGGTATTAAATGATAATGTGAAATTACATTTTGGGACTAATGGTTCTGCACGTGGTAGATTATATTATAATACAGTCCAAAATCCAAATACGCTTACTTTAGGCGTACCAACTGGCAGTATGGGTTTAGTTGTTTGTAAATCTGGTGATGAACTATCTTATAATTATACACACGCATTACAAACTAATCCTACTTTGTTTGTTCATTCCGCAAATCAAGCTACGGATGAATGGATTTCATTAACTCATGACCAAACTGATGGGAAAATCGAATCTGGTAAAGGGACAATCAAATTCGTTTCAGTAACAGATAGCACCGTAACACTTACGCAATTGAAAAGTGCTTATACACACATAAGCAATGATGGTTCTGACCATAGTTTTATTAACCAAAACGTAACAACCACAGGCACACCACAATTTGCGCAAATGTTTATAGACGATGCAAATACATATATAGATAAAGACGGCTCTAATAATATGACTTTTACTGACGCAGTGACAGGCACTAAAACACTTGCTGAATTAGCAACAAGTACGTCATCGTTTACTTTGACTGCCGATTCTGGTAGTGATCAAACAATATCTTCTGGAGATACTTTAACAATTGAAGGTGGAACTGGTATAGATACGGTTGTTGGGGCTACTGATAAAGTAACTGTTAGCATAGATTCGACTGTTGTAACTTTAACAGATTCTCAAACATTAACTAACAAAACTTTTTCGAATGCTGGCTTTAAGATGGTCGATTCAAGTGGTGGTCAAGAATATACTATAGTGCCAGGTGATATTGATTCTAATTATAGTTTAGTTCTACCGCCAATAACTGGCACGGATACAATATTATCTGCAAATGCGGATCAAGATGTGCAAGATAAAACATTTACTGCAAATTGTACTTTTAAAGATTCAGCATTATTTATTAATGAATCTGGAGATGCAGGTAATACTTACCAGTTAATACCTTCTACGTTAACTGCAAATAGAACCATAACATTGCCAGCTTTGGCAGCAAATGATGTATTTGTTTTTGAAGCTCAAACACAAACTTTAACTAATAAAACTTTAACAACACCAACAATAGGAGATTTCACTAATGCAACACACGATCATTCAAATGCAGCCAATGGCGACGCATTAGCTGCAAGTGCAGTGACGGCTCATGAAGGGTCTATTGATCACAATAATCTTTTAAATGCACATAATCTTACTACTGATATAGACCATGATTCGTTAACAAACTTTGTTACAGATGAACACGTAGCTCATAGTGGAATTACACTAACTGCGGGAACTGGTTTATCTGGCGGTGGAGATATTAGTGCAAACCGAACATTTTCATTATCGCATTTAGGGATTGAATCTCTTACTGACCCAAACGATGATCGTATTTTATTTTGGGATGACGGTGCTGGTGCGACCGCTTGGTTAGATCTTGGCGATTTCTTAGAAATAAGCGGGACAACATTTAATTGCACTGCATTAGATCAATGGATGATTATCGCTAACTATCCTGAATTTTTATCTGAAAACTTTACTGAAACACTTGGCGGTACTGGTTCATCAGATGTAGCAAACGGCGAAGCAATACTTAGCGCATCTGGCGGTGCGAGTAATGACGTAACTGAAGAACAAGATTCTCATATTACGCCAACGGCTGGCGAAATCTGGAACATCTATTTTGATGACCTTGAAGTAAATTATTCAGATGGCGAATTAGCAACCGCATCAGATACATTAGTATTTGGATTACGTGATAACAATAATGTTACAGAACAAATTATTTTTATTAAACAAACTGGAAATAGTAATGATAAAATCGGTACAAGAACAAGAACTGGCGCAAATATAACTGATAACGCAGATGCTGGAACTCTTACACGCGCAACTAAATATAATTGTAGAATCAGAATAAATGGTACAAGTGAAGTTAAATTTTATATCAACGATACAGTAATACAAACACATACTACTAATATAACAACTAATGAGCTTGGAATTCTTATGAGTATAAAACGTTCTGCAAGTGAATCTTCAGCTGGTAATTTAAAAGTAAGTAGAATACGAATTAAAAAAGGTGATTAATTATGAAAAGCAGGATTAATAAAATAAGGGATAATATTGCTGAATTGTTGAACATTCAATCTGCACAATTAGCGATTGCGATTAGTAACGAAAACGAATTTGAAGTTAAGTATCTCAATGGCGATTCGCTAACGTCAGAACAAATAGATTCAATTAAATCAGAATACCCTAATTTCAAATATAAACTTGGCTTAATAAAATTTAATGGCATTAACGACTAAAGGTGTAAAAAACTGGCAACTGAATACGTAGACGCAAATATGAATTATGCCGCTGGGGCAGGAAATAATAATTTCTTTTCTATTTCAGTGTTTTATAATAATTCATGGTTAAATATTACCGATAATATTTCTACATGGACGCTTGAAGACCCGTTAAATGAAGTCGGGACTTTAACTATTGAATTATATGATGTTGGTTCTACTGAACGCAATTATATCACTAACAATTCTTTAATAATGGTTTTGTCAGGTGTTAATCTACCTATTTGGATTGGACGCATAAACTCCACAGAATACTCTACCGACGAGTTCGCAAAAATCGTTGCTTACGATATAATGATAGACCTCAATAAATATAAAGTAGTATACCCCAGCTCAATAGATTCCGATACGAGCGATTATTATCGTGTAAAATACATTAATACATCTAATACAACTGTATTTAATGAATTATGTTCAACTAACGAAGACGGCTCGTCACCATGGCTTTTACAACCAGATACAAATGATACATATGGCGCAATAACAATCAGATTAGAAAATGTATCGCGATTAGATGCTTTAATGGCATTACGAAAATCGCTCAGCTATGATTTATACTCAAGCATCAATACCAGTGATTTAACGCCACGGATTAATTTTGATGACCATAAAGGAAGCAATACGTCAGTTGCTACATACGAAATTGATGGCACAGACCAAAATATTGATATTGTTAGTATCGAAGAAGACGAAAACGAATATGCGTCTGGGGTTGTTTTTTTAGGTTATGGTAACGGCAAAACGCAATTAAAAACATCTTTTTATGCTATCCATGAAACATACTCGACGCTAAACGAATCTTTATTCAGTTATCATGATATTGTTGCCGCGAATCATATTCCTGCATCTGGAGACGATTGGGTTGAAATCGAAGGCGATTATACTGATTATTTTGCAAATGGCGATACGTTTGTAATTGAAAACTCAACAGCAAATAACGGCACATGGACAGTTAGTTCAGTTTCATATCAAACTGCAACACAACGAACACGTATATTCGTAACGGGTAGTTTAGTAGATAGTACTGGCAACGGCAATCTATTCGAAGACCAAATTGATTTAGTTGATGCATCCTCATTTACTTCATCCGGTTATGTGCTTATTGGCGAAGAGTTAATACAATATACGGGCATATCTTCCAATACCTTAACGGGTTGTACCCGCGGTGTTGATTTGACCAGTCCAGATAACGTTACAACTGTCGCATCAACACACGGAAAAGGTGCGTTGGTTTTTCAATACGATAATACAACAAGTAACTCAATAAAAACTAACCTTGGCGATTTAGAATATACTGCCAATAGCCCAATAGGTACAAACGGTTTTAAAGAAGATGTTATATTAGATCAATCTATATCGAATAACGATGTTGCTGAACAAAGGGCGTCTGCGTTTTTATTAGATCGAATGAATAAATATTATACTATTGAGTTTTCAGTTAGCGAACCTATAACTGCTATGAAAACTGGTAACGGCGCCAGCACACCACTTGAAACTGGTGACGTTATAACTTTAACAGATACATCTTGCGGAATAACTTCAACAGAATATAGAATCCAGAAAATAGTGTGTGGTAGTGATGATAATGGTGAATATTGTAATATTACTGCTTCAAATAAACCGTCTGGGTTAGTATCTGCTATCGCTGAAGAAGTGAAACAGTTCAAAATGAGCACTTCATTTGACCAGGGTTATGTTAATATAATCGAACTTAACGAACGCGATAATACTAAAGGTTTAAATTATCCGCTTAAATTAGAATGGTATTATCCAAATAAAACTGTTGAAGTTGGTAAGACATTTATTTCATTTTATTTATCTGATTTTAGAGCTTATTCAAAAGCCACATCTACATCAGAAACACCTACAACAACATCAACAGATTTTGCAGATAACACTGCGGTTGCAACATCAGGGGCATTAAAACCATCAACTACTACAAGTGCAGAATTGGTTGGTAAAGTTAAAATGCCTCAAATTGGTAGCAGTTCATCTACTTTCGAAACAGTAAGAGCACATTCATCATATCAAAATCTTAGTGGCGCATCTATTACGGGTTATTTTGTTTATGAGAATCTAACTAACGCATGGACACCAGCAACAAGATCTTCATCATCAATAACTATTGCAGATGATACATCTGAGCCAGTTAATACTGATTTACCCGCTACTTATAGTGGTGAAATAACTAAAATGAATGATTATATAACTGTTAAATTTGTTGTAACATCTGGAACACCATCTGAGTTTGATGTGGTAACTACAACAATTGTTGGATTTAATAAAACAAGCCATTCTCATACAGTTACTGCACATTCTCATGATATAGACGCAGATATATACGAAGTTTCAGCACCAGCAAGCCCATCAATAAAAATAAAAATTGATGGAACTGATCAAACAACTGCATTGGGCGGGCCATGGTCTTCCGATGTAAGTGATTTAGATATAACTACTTATATCTCTGGGTCTGGATCACATAATATTATATTATATGACAGTAACACTGAACTCATTAGAATACGTGCAGTATTATATTCTGAGTTCTTTATAAGGAGTGGAAAAAATGTCTGATTTAAGAGTAAGATTTCTATGGATTAAAGACACATCTGATGGTAAAGTATCACCAGGGCCTGACGCATCAAGTTTAGGTGCAGTTGCACCTGATACTAATAGAGGTCATGATTTAGGTAAAAGTCTATTTAGATGGGACGATTGTTATTTTTATAATGTAGATGTAAGTAACGATTTGGATGTATCTGGAACTAAAAACTTCAAGATTACACATCCCTCTGATGCTGATAAATGGTTACGTCATTCTTCACTTGAAGGGCCTTTTGTTGGCACAGTTTATAAAGGCCAATCAACACTTTCGAATGGTTCAGTTACAATAACATTACCTGACTATTTTTGGGCCCTAAACAAACATACTGGTTTTTCATATTCTTTAACACCGATTGGTAATTATTCAAAACTTTATATTTCAAAAGAACCCGACGAATCAAATACATTTGAAGTCTCGGGCGATGTTGATGTGACTTTTTCGTGGATACTTATTGGCGAACGTGACAATGCAACTTTAATAATCGAAGAGAACAAAGAAGAAATTTAAATTTAAATCGAATTATTTATAAGAATAGAATAAGGTATATATTATATGGACAATAATGAACTTAAACAAATTCGTAACATAGAGGATCATCCTGATGCTATCGACCTCGCTAAAAGATTAGCTGCATCTGGCAATTCGTTACGTGATATTGCAGAAATAATCGGTATGAAACTTAAACTCAAATGTTCTCACACTTGTGTTAATAAAATGATACAGTATACGGGCTCGCGCTCAAAATTCAATAGAGAGCTACAAAAAGGCGACCTCAGTTTAATTTCAATGCCTAATAACGTTCTGCGTGTAAATTCAGAACTCTGGAACATGTACGAAACAGTTACAAACGATACCCCAAAAAAGATAAAAGATCGGTTAGCTATTTTAACTGCCATTTCAAAGCAAACTGAAGTCATAATGAAACTCGGTGTAGAGCTAAAGAAACACAAAGATAAGATGGAAGAAAAACAAGACGAAAAAATTGATTTAATAGCTAACGCAATGCAACAAGCTGAAAATCTTAAGAAATTAGAAGACGCGGGACTCATAAAAATACTCAAAAAGCCAAAACTCAATAAAATCATAAACATAACCGAAACAGAAGTTATCGAACCTGAAGAATAATCTTTTTCTTTTTTTAATTTTAAAATAATAAATTTTATAAATAATTAATGTATTATATTAGTATTCGCGCTATTTAGCGTTCAACCAAAAACTTTAAATAGATGCATTCTGTAATATTTTCGAAAAGATTAATCGAAAAGATTAAAAAAATAAACGGAGGTAATAAAATATGGCAAGTTTAATTGTGGGAAAACCACCAACAACTGCTGGTGAGATAGTAGATATATCTATTATCGATAGCAAATATGAATCAGCAGATAAACAGCTCTACGTTGAGGTATCCAACGTATATAATGACGGAGGTTTTAAAGTCTGGTATTCAATCAAATATAAGCGAATCGATGGTCAAATTACAGATGTTATTTCACCGTTTTGTTTTGCAGGTAAGTTTCTAACCCGGCTTGGTAAAATTGGAGTCAAAGCTAAAGATACCGAAAGCCTTATTGGTACTAAACTCGAATGGCTTAACGAAGAAGTCAAATTTGGTAAAGACATAACTGTAACTAAATGGATGCCACAGAAGATCCATAAAAGCACAGAACAGTCTTCAGAAACAGCAACAACTTCAACAGAAGCACCTAAATCTGTTAATCCAGAGCCTATCCTTGAAACCAATGTTGATTTAGAAAACATAATCAAAACGGTTCTTAGTGAACATAACGGTACGTTGGGGTTGACTGAATTGCTTGAAACTATTCCATTGAAAGATTCGTCATATAAACCTAAAGATATTATGAGAACTACAACTGCGATGGTTTCATCTGGTGTACTTGTAGAAGACGTGAAAGCAGATACTATTTCGCTTCCACTTTAATTTATTTTTTTATTATTAGTTTTTTGAGGTGATTATTTTGAGTAGATATGATTTTCAAAATAGAGTTCCATACATCAAATTCGATGATTTAAATTCATTGAATCGCGCAATACAAAATAGAATAAGAAGCAAACCTCAGCATATGGCGAGGTTCAGAACTGGTATAAAAGATTTCAGAAAAGTCTTTGGTGATTTACCTAAAGGTCTTACACTCTTTTCAGGCGGTAGTGGTACGGGTAAATCTAATATGGCTAAATTTATTGCCAAATCAGTCGCTGAACAAGGTTTCAAAGTTATTTATGCTTATAGCGAATCAGGAACTGATCGAGTTTTTAACGAGAATATAATAAACATGGATTATACGTCTTGGTTACCTAACTGGCAAAAGGCAATAAACCAAGTATTCTTTGCAGTAAGCCAATTAGATGCAGATTTGTTAGTTATTGATAGCATTACTAACTTTCTTAGCTCAACCCGTAAAGCAGTAAGTGAAGCTGAAATTAGAGGTGGTATTTTTGATATTAGTAAAATATGTCAATACCAAATACCTGTTATAGCGACCTCTCAGATTCGAGGATCAGGAAACTTTTCACAATGTGCTGGTGGTCGAGGTGTAGATCATGCCCCAGACTTATTTTTATGGTTCGATAAAGTCCGAATAACAACCAAGTTCTTAGCTGACGATTATGACGCACGGGTTGGCGAAATCGTATGGATCATTCATGCCGAAAAAGACCGACAAGGCTTATCTGATCAAGGTTCAATGTATAAAGTAGTCTACGAAAACGATAACAAAGAACTAAAATTCTACGATTTACAAGAACTCCGCATAGCGCGATATAAAGCCAAAATAGAACAAGAACAAAAGAACGAACTGAAGTTCACCGATTCAAAAGCCACAAAACACTGAAACATAGATGATATTAATGGCATTACTTAACTTTAGACAATTAGAAGAAATCAACCCAATCGAAGAAGCTAAATGGTTAGGAAAACAAGTATACAAACATATTGGTGCTTTAGCGTTCCCCGAGCTTGAAATGTCGTTCCTTTTAGGTGCAATGAAACGCCAAACTTACACAGGTAATAAATATATGCGCCTGCGTAAGCATTTGCTTTTATACTGGGAACGAGGCTTTTTTAAAACGTCCAGTATCCATTTTTTTCTTGACGAATGTTGTGGTGCAGTAGATATTGGTAAACGCCACGATTACCCAAATTCTGCAACTTATATGAAAGTTAGCAAAGATTTCTCAATGGCTAAGCTAAGAGGTTCTTGTGAAGGCTCTAAAATCCAGTTACCTCAAATCCAACTACCTAACTTTTTGGTATCTGGCGAGCTTATGACATTCCTCGGCTCTGAATCAACCCAATTTAGGACTATGGTAAACTATCTTAACGAAGTATTAGAAGAAGGCGTTGGCCGAGTATCGTTAGTAAAAATGGCTAATGTCAAACTCAGTGACGATGATTTAGTCCGCATGGAAAACCGTAACATTTTTTTTGATGAAGAAGAGGGGCTTATGCTTTATCCAGTTGCCAATACACTTATTGCTGGTTCGAGGATACTCGATGAGCGATTATTCCAAACTTTAGAAATGTCGGGGTTCTTAGACCGATTCGGAGTAATCACTTGGAACTATACGAAAAACGAATTCAATGAACAATGGCGACACGTACCAAGAACTAAAGTATATGTTGATGAGCTTATGCTTTTCAATACCAAGCTCTGGAATACCCACATACAAAAAATCCAAGAGCCTCCAGTCGATTATGTCAATAGAATCAAAGATAGCCTCTCAAAATACTACCAAGAGCTCGAAGAAGAGTCTCAAGTGCCTTACCACTTGATCAAATCCGCACGAGATAACCTAAACATAAACCATCTCATGACCGCACATGCGATCGCCAACATATTCACACGACGCGGCATCGGTAAAGTATACAAAGAATTGAAATACGAACGCGAAGATTTTATATTCGCAATGAATCATATGGAACAATATGCACGCAATCGCTTTTTATGTATTGCAGAATCGCCCCGTTACAAAAAGAGTGTAGATATGTGGCGGACGTATACAGAATTACGTGACCAGTTTGGCGCGGATGCTATAGTCCCTATCAAAGACGCTATAAACTCTGTAAAAGAAATCCATGGCGGTATTAGTGAACGACAAGCACGCCGTATAATCAATGAATTTAACGTTAAAACGTGGCTAATTAAAAAACCAAGCCCGAGTATAGACGGAAAAAAAGGACGTCGTTCTAATCAGATTATATTTATGCGGTGAATCAATATGCGCAAAAGTAACAACACAGCTCATCCTGATCGAATTATTGACATTATTGACATTATTGACATGCACTTCGGTAAAAAAAGGCAGAAGTATATATGGTATATACCTACCCAACCCGTATACCCCTATACCCCATGTCAAAAATGTCAAAAATGCCGAAATTCAATTATTGACATGAATTTATGTCAAAAATTGCTAAAAAATGACCAAAAACACAACTTTTCGACATTTTTTAACACGAACATGTTAAAAAATCACGATGTCAATAATTCAAATAAATTTCAGGCTTTTTCTTTACCGATTTGTGTTGTTCCGCGTGGTGTTGAGCACCCAAAACTTAATGGTGATATACATGACTAAAAAATTTGAATTTGAATTTGAAGATTTAACTAAATATGATATAAATACCTTAAGAGACCTATATCTTAAGACCAAAAAACAGTTGAAAAATACGATAGTCGTAGGAAACAACTTCAAGGAACAGTTTAACAGCATACCTCATACTATTGAACAAGAGATAGTATATACATCTATACTGTTAAACAAACTCAAAAATTTAATTAAAGAAAAACTACCTGATGAAACATTCACAATACAAAACTATTTAAAGATATAATTAAAAAAAATAAGGTGATTAAAATGGAAGAAAGACTCAAAAACTTAACCAAAGAAGAATTAATTGAAAAAATTAAGTCAGAAACTAATCTAAGTGATGCTGATTTGCGTGGTGTAGATTTGAGCCATGCTAATTTAAATGGTGTTGATTTGAACCGTGCTAATTTGAGCAGTGCTGATTTGCGTAATGCTAATTTTTCGGATTCTAAAAATGTTTTTAATCCAACAAAATTTATTGAAAATAATTTCAAATTCTGTAAAAAAGGATTAATTGTATATAAAGCGTTTGGAAATACTCCAAACAATTCTATGAAGTGGGGGACTCCAAAACCGAATAAAATTATCAAAGAAGTTGTTAACCCGTGTGTAACGACTGAATGTGGTTCTGGAATCAATGTAGCTACTTTAGGATGGATTAAGCATAACTTATATGGTAATTTTGAAATTTGGGAATGTGTAATTCCTTACAAACACTTATTAGGTGTTGTAGTGCCCTATAACTCTGACGGAAAAATTAGATGTAATTATCTTAAATTAATAAAAAAAATAGAGGTGAACTAACATGCAAGAAGAAAAAATAAAATGTCCAAAACAAAGTAAACTCAATCCGTGGGTTTCTATTTCTAAATGCAAAACATGTTTAGAATGCATTTCATTAGAGGAATATAATAAACTAACACAAGACGAATCGAAACGTGACGAAAACCAAAAATATGGTAAACATAACGCATTTGGCACATCTGCATTAACAAAATGTTTACGACAACAATATTTTAGACGAAAATTAGGTAGCCGATTAGACTGGGAAACAAAAAAGAAATTCTTTATTGGAACTGAAGCCCATAACTTTTTACAAGATTTGATAGGCTCGCAAGTCAATATTGAAGACCGATTTTGTAACAAATTAGAAGACAATCGTGATTGGGCCAGCACGGGTTTTATTGATATTAATAATAAAGGTAACGAAATCATAGAATTAAAATGTTTAGCTACTACACGTTTCGTTCCGCAAACGCCTTATGATTCACATATCGAGCAAGTCAAAGTATACTGTATTAACGAAGGCGTAACTAAAGCAAAGATTATCTATTTTAAAGTCTTTGATTTAGAGTTTGATCAAAAAGAATTGGCTGAATTTAAAGCAGATATGATTAAACAAGGCGATATATTATATTCTTCATTGAAAAATAATGAAATCCCGCTTGCAACTGCATGCAAGGTTTGGGAATGTAATTATTGCCAATATCGGCAAGAATGTGAGAACATTGATTCTTATAGTGCAGATTTAGAACATAAAGAAAACGAAGCAAAACTAACACTCAAAGCCAAAAAAAACAAAAAGAAAAAACAAGCAATCGCCAACACTGAAAAAATGAAAGCTAAAAGTGAAGAAATAAAAAATAAAATAAAAACTGGAGGTAATTAAAAATGGAAACTTGTGAAAACTGTGAAAATTATAATAAATCGTTTATCTGGGACGTAAAAGATAATTCCTCACTTGAGGAAAAATTTAGGATTGGAGGTATTTTATAATGTTAACCGAAAACCAGGAAAAAATAGAAAAACTAATTGAACAAATGAAATCGCATGGCGATTTAGTCGAAATCGAATATAAAATTAGTTTAGACCCTAAATCACTTAAGTTGATCAATTCCATGCCTGAACAAGAGCAGTTTATTGCTCAAACTATAGGCATCGGCATCCATGAGATCTTTAATATAAACTCAACTGCAACCATTACGCTTGAAGAAATATTTTATTTATGGTGTTCTGAACAACCTAAACACTCAATTCAATCTGGTAAAGGTTATATTCCTGCCACTACTTGGGAAATTTATAACCAAATTATAGCTCTAATTAAAACTAAATCTGATCGTAATTTAACTAAAATTACAATAGATACGCTTTTATTTCAGTTAGGTTTGACTAAATTTTATCAAGATATGAAATCTGGACGATTACAAACCAATGCTAAGAAAATTACAAATAATGTAGATCAGTTCTTAAACTATTATCATCAAACCGATTAATTCTAACCTATTTTTTTATTATTTTTATATAGCAACATTTATATATCTCCATGTTATACTATTCTTAAGTCAATTTATTTCAACCCTCTCGACCTTCCCTCCCCCCACTTTTTTTTAACTTCAATTAAACTTAATAAATTTAATTTTAACTACAAAAAACATAAAACTTAAATAGTTCTATACCATTTATTTTATACCTTTTAATTATATAGCCAGGTGAGGTTTTTTCTATTTTTCCTCATCTGGCATCTCCCCTTTTTTTACAAAACCAAAACGTTTAAATAGTTAGACTACATTCGATAACCATGACCAAGACGAAATCAAAAAAAATAAAAGAAAAAATAAAACAAATAAGAATTAAGCATTTAGAATATTTGCTTAAAAAAGAGATATATCTAACTTCATATCATCTCGCAAAAGGATATTTTAATAAGAAACATATTATGATTTTAAGCACAAACCAGCTTAGATCTATCTTAAATAAAATAACCGACATTAATTTAGATAGCGCAACTTATTCAATTATCCAAAAAGAATTAGGGATCAATATACGTGCAATGACACAAACATTACTTAACAACATGCAAACTTATGACAAAGACTATATCAATTTCGTTTTAGAATACGTTAAGAACCTTTTAAGCCAGAATCCTCAGATCTCATTGACGGAATTACAACAACAAACATTTAAAAACATAGCAATGTTTCTTAAGAAATATTGTAACACAACTTACAGCCAGCTAAAAAAAGAATTATATCCTGACATTTATTTAGGTAACGGAAACACTAATTGGGACTATCGGAAACTCGCTAATTTCATAATTGAAACAATAAACACTGATAATAACATCAGCTTAAAAGAAATATCAACCTTAACGGGCATCAATTATCATCAATTTTGTCGTATTACGCAGCTTATCTTTAGAGGCATGCCTTTTAAAACTATTAAACAAAAGGTATTGAATAACGAACTTGTTAAGATTTAACCAAAACATTTATTAATATGTATAACATACAACTAACAATAAAAAAAAAGGTAATGAAAAATGAAAATAAAAGAAAAAATAGAAATAAAAATAGACAAAAAAAGAATAATAAATACATTACGTGAAGAAACACAAACTGATTCAGATTTTAAAATTACTGATAAACTAATAAATGATATTTATAAAACTATAATACATATGTGTCAAGTTGAATGGAAAGAAGAATTAAATGATTTAATAGATGAAATAATATTTAGTGCGGTATGGGAAAATTTAGATAAAATAGAAAAAAAAAAAGAAGAAATAAAAACTTATCTAAGATTAAAAAAAAAATTCGAAAAAGGTGAATAAAAATGAAAACAAAAAACATTATAATTGATGCAGGTGAATATACCATAACAGATTTCAAAGATGAGAGTTTGAAATTCGTATGTAAAAAAACAATAAACGCAGATTGGTTTATCTTTTCAATTTATAAGATAATTGACAAAAAGAAAATAGATATTGCTTATAAATTTATATATATGTCTAATTTTAAATATCTTTTTAATTCGCTTGAGGTGAACTAAATGGGTTTAGATATTTGGGCAGTTAGCACGCAACAGCGAATATACAATGAAAGTTACTCTCAACTTCATAGTATTAGATATTTAGCAATGAAACTAAGTGGGTTTCGTGGAGACTGGCAAGCTGCAATACGTTTTGAAAAAGAAGGCAAACCCTGGAAAGAATTCCCTGAATTTTATCAATTATTACATTTTAGTGATTGCGAAGGCATATTACTTAAAGAAACGTTTTTAACTGATATTGATATTTCAAATTCATTTGAAGTGGGTAATTTAAATAAATTTTACAATGAATTAAAAACATTAAATAAAGCACTAAAAAATTCTCAATATGAATATGAAGCAAAACTTGTTAAAAACCTTGTTGAAGGTATATATGATGAATTAACATATGGAGAAGGGATTATATTATTTCAATAAACGGATGTATAAACATGAAACCTAAAGTATTTGTTACATCTGATACGCACTTTAATCATAAAGAAATAATTAACTTAGCTAATAGACCTTTTACTGACGTAGATGACATGAACGATACATTAATATACAAATGGAACAAAACAGTATCAACTAACGATATTGTATTCCATTTAGGTGATATTGCATTCAATAAAAAGCGAATCAAAGCAGATTATTGGCTCAATCAACTAAACGGCAACATTATCAGTATTAAAGGTAACCACGAAAAACATAATAAATGCTCAAGTATTCAATACTTACAAAGCTGTATAATTAAATTTAGAAGTATAGATTTCTTTTTAGTGCATAATCCTTTGAACGTGCCTAAATATTGGGCAAATAAATGGGTTTTACACGGTCACAGTCATAATAACACACCATTTTTAGATGTTGAATCTAAACGAATAAACGTATCAGTAGAGAATACAAACTATAAACCGATCATGCTAAAAACGATTGTAAAATACATACACAAAAAAGAGAATATTAAAAAGGTGAATTAAATTGGGAATTTGTTTATACTGTAACTGGTTTGTTAAATGTGCTGGAAATAGCTTGTGTAGACTACACAAAACAACAATAGACTACTATACGCATAGTTGTAATGACTATAAACATAAAGGTGATTCAGATGGTTAAAAACAGCAACCAACCTGACTTATTTCATAAATACGGGCACACTGATAGTTTAAACAAAATGTCATCTATTTTAGATTGCAAATATGTAATCTGCACTGAAAAACTACACGGGACAAACATGCGATTCGGAATAATTAACGGCAAGTTCAGAATCGGCAGCCGAAACCAAGAATGGGACGCTAACACCACAAACGACGGCTTTGGGTTCCTGAAATGGTCAGAGTCAAATATAGACAAAACCAAACTGCGTTATCTTTATAATTTATATGGCAATATTATCTTTTATGGCGAATTTATCGGTAAGGGCATTGGCAAAGGCATTACTTATTTTGCTGACGATACTAAAGATTATCGAGTCTTCGCAGTCCGAATAAACGGCAAATTCCAAGACTTTTATACTGTGATGCAATTAGCATCAATATTAGGATTGCGAACAGTCCCGTTACTGTTTGTTGGTCATCCTGAAATCGACAAATTCAAAGCTATTTACGACAGAATCTCAACAGAAGCAACCCAAAACGGCATCGAATTAACAAACAATATCTGCGAAGGAATCGTAATCTATTCTTACCCGCTTATCGAAAACAAACGCGGTGATCTCGTTATCGCTAAATTCAAAAACGACAAATTCTCCGAAAAGGCACACCAACCAAAACACCCGCGCAACTCTAATAAAAACACTACTTTGCCCGCTAAATGTAAAGAATTTATCGATTCTTTTATTACCGAGACCCGTTTAGAGCACGTAGTGTTGCCGATCCAGGCTGACCATTCCGAGCCGCTGTCCATGTCTGAAATGGGCGAAATACTTAAAAATATGATGGCAGATATTGAACGTGAATGTGCAGATGAGCTTAACAGTTTGCAATTAAATAACCAGGACTACAAACAATTAAAACGGCATATAATAGCCAAAACTAAAACATTATATAAAGCATATCTCAATGCTAAACTATAACACACCGAAATGTATATAAATATCGATAACATGAAAATTGCAAGGAGTTGATATAAATGAGATTATATGACAAATATATAATAGAATTTAAAGACGAATATTGCCGAAAAGAATTTGATATGCTCAATTTAGGCAAACGCACGTTCTTTGATTATGAATATAGATCTGATTTCGAAAAGCGGATAGCTAACCTTAACGGTAAGGTATCGTTTTACGCACATAGCTTACCACTCAGCATAATCGATTTACCTAAAGACTGTGCTAAAGAGCTATATAAGATAGACTATATTTATCATGTTGATTTTGATACGGGCGTTAATTTACCAATGCCGTTAAAGAAGTGATAAAATGAAAGTGATAATGTTGGCAACTATAATTCTTGAAACAGAATTTTCAGATGACACCTCACGAGAAGAAATAGAGAAAGAATTATACGAACAACTCAAAAACGAAATCTGCAAAGACAAAGAAATTGACTATATCGAATATGTAGTCAGACTTGAAGGAGACAAAGACTGGGATGATCAATTATGAGCACAAAAGAAAAACTTGAATGGGAATATCGAAACATGACTGACGAAGAAAGAGACGAAGTCAGAATTATGAACTGGGGAACTTATGAATATTTCTGTGGTGAGTAGATGAACAGTGCAGGTAGAAAAAAACGGACACGACGATTCGTATGTAGTTGTTGCGGAAAATGTTTCCAAGATACAGAACCATATCCTGACAATGAAGGATGTGCTTGCCCTGACTGTATGCAGAAATTTTATGATTTAGTCTGTCAAAACTGCGGGAAATTAAGAATAGATTGCGAATGCGATTTAGACTCAGAAGGAGATTAAAATGGACACTTGGGAAAAAATAGAGTTAAAAAAAATAAAAAATAAATTAGAAATAACAGATAATGGCTTAACAACCCAATTTTGTGAAAATTGTAATACTTGCAATGATAAATGTGCAGTGCATAGTCTTACTGGCATCATACACACCATGCGCGATTTACTCGCCGAAACAGAAAACAATTTCGAGATTCATTCAGTTAGCTTTGATGATATAGACTATATTATGTATTTAGAATGTATAGATAGCGAGTTAACTAACAACCAAAAAAAAGCAATAATTAACATCTATACCTGCAATTTTTTACATAACTTGAATGTCTTAAAGGACTTAAAACATGCAATTTTAGAATATCTGGAGCGTGAATACTAAATGGCACATTGTTATCGCTGCGATGCAAAACTAACCGACGAGGAAATAATAGACCAAAACCGTACATACGAAAACGAGCTATTGTGTTATTCGTGCTGGGAATTACATCTAATTGAAGATGAATAACAATAAATTATTATTAAATAGTGATTAAAATGAAAAAAATAGAAAATAAATGTATAAGAAATAATAAAACTTATAAAGCTGAAGATTGTAAAATAATTGTAATTTGGGATGTAATAAAAATGATGGATTTAAATATACATAACGTGAAGAATATAAAAATAAGACACAAAAAAGTTAATAAAAAAAGTAAAAACTGGTTTTATATAACTGATATTATTGTTAACTATTTAGACAATAATGGCGAAAAACAAAAGTTTAATATATCTTTATTCAACAATAAAGATAAAGAAAAAATTAAAATAACTATTGAAGAAGAAAAACGAGGTGAACAATAATGTTTAATATAGATGAATTATTATTTTTATTATTATTTTGCGTGTTGATGATAGTTACTCTATTAGCAATTTTATCGTTTATATTGCCAAATTTTTATATTACTCCGCGCGAACGTATGGAATTTCAATTAAGACAAAACATGATCGAAGCATGGAAATATCGCAGTTGTAACTCTACGCAAGATAACCAAATATTTAATCAATTAATTGGCTATAATTACGCTAAAAAGAATATATAAAAACTGAAAAGTAAAATGGATGAAAATATATTAAATAAACTGTATTGCGAAGAATGTATTTCATTTATGTCTAAACTTGATTCTGAAAGCATAGACATAATAATTACATCTCCGCCTTATAATCTTAATATAAACTATAATACTTATAAAGACAATAAACCCTTCGAAAACTATCTGTGTTGGTTAGATGATGTAGCCCAATCATGTAAAAGAATACTAAAACCGAAGGGGTCTTTCTTCTTAAACTTAGGTAACCGCGTTTCTGATAGCAGTAAACCATTCCAGATAATCTTAAAACTACTCAACCATTTCGAGTTACAGAACACAATACACTGGATTAAATCAATTGCCGTGCCCGAACATGATATTAATTTAGGGCATTTTAAACCCGTGAATAGTTATAGGTATATGAACAATTGCCATGAATATATTTTTCACTTAACTAAACATAATAATATAAGAATAGATAAACTCGCTATCGGAGTGCCATTCAAAGACAAATCAAACATAACTCGCTGGACTTCAAATAAACGCGATTGTAGAGACCGAGGTAACGTTTGGTATATACCTTACAAAACCGTTAACAATTCAAAACAACACCCTGCATCATTTCCAGTTAACTTGCCTGAGATGTGTATAAAACTACACGGCTATCAAAAGGACTTAATAGTATTCGATCCGTTTATTGGAATAGGCACAACCGCGTTAGCATGTCAAAATCTGGGTTGTAATTATCTCGGCTGCGATATAGATGCAAAATATATTGCAATTGCCAACAAAAACTTAGCCCCCGAAAAACGCAATTCACTTTGAGATTTTCGAAGGCCCTTTTTTTAAAAAAACGTTTTCCCGTTACAAAAAATATGTTACTAACCAGTAACGTTATTTCAATATTTTACGCATAGTGATTTAATAAAAAACACTGCAACGCATAAGAATTTAATCGCCGCTAATAGTTGATAATAGTTGCCGGTTGTTTCTTTGTTTATTACTGACCCGTGGTGTGAAACGCCGCGACCTTTTTTTTAACAAAAAAATGCTTTAATAGGCAACCCAGGTTGCGATTTTTTGAAACTACTTTTTTTCACTTTTTTTGACTTTAAAGTGAATTTTTTTCACTTTTAGATCAGTTAATTTCATTTTTGAATTTCTAGGATCATAAAGTGAAATAATTTCACTTTGCAGTAAAATTATGTTATTGATCAATAAATATTTATCGGTTTTTAGTGTTTTTTTGGGTTAATTCAATCACAAAAAAATTCAGGAAAAACAGAAAAAAAATGATGTATAAATATAAGTACAATATATTTTTCTAATATGTTCCTGCACATGCCAAAAACCAGGAAAAAAAATAGAAAACTATATAATATTACTTAGTATTACTATTACAATGTCCAAGAAATTTTTTTATTTGTTTTGCAGATTCTACGAGTCTTAAAACTAATAGAAAAAACAGTTTTGGAAATAAAAAGGTAATTAAAATGGAAAAAATGGAAAATAAAAAAAATATAGAAAAAATAGAAAGTGAGATTGAAGACAATCTCAGAAAAAACGAATACACCGTGAAAAAAATAGATGTTTTATGTAAATATGATTTTTACGGTGATTTAACTAAAACCGAAACAAAAGAAGTGACTTTTTGGGGTAAAGACTTCGATGGTAATTTTTTAGGTTATTTTGAGTCATGGAGTGGTTCTAATTGGACAATAACTAAAGTAATACTCGATACGTCTAAAACTAATGTCTGTAAGGTTGTCACTGATGAAAATACAAACAAAGGAAAAATAGAATCTGAAAATGTCGATTTTTCGAGTGTTGTTATGCGAAATACAAAAGAAGAATTAGATGCAATACTTGAAGAATTAGCAGATCATGTTTTTTGTGGATGTTTTCGTTTTGGTTACAACATAGAGTTTTTCTACGATCCAGAAGACGGTAAAATTAAATCTGGTATCTGGATGGGTAATAAAGGTTATTCTATGCGAGGAAATATTACAATAACACTTAAAACTATGACTCAAAATTACGAGTCTTATATAATAGATTTTAATAACACGTTACAATATATAGACTTATCTCTGTTCGATGATGAAGAAAAAACCGATTTTTTCAAACAATTAAGAGAATACAATAAAGAATTAACAGATAAATTCATTAAAGAAGAATATAATGACATAGACTTAAGTGAAATTGACAATAGACTTGTCTACGACAATAATGCGCAAGAATTATATATATGTACTAATGAAATTGTAATTAATAGCTTTATAGAATGTTTTTCTGACTTAGATGAAGTTATTTATGCAATTGAAACATTTAAAAACAGGCTGGCGATTTAAATGTATTATAATGTCGATGCAGTAGATTGTAAGTTTAATACAGTCGTTTTAACAAATATAGATGATGAAAACGACAGTATAAAGATTTTAAATGTCGCAGTAGATAGCATAATGAATTTAAGCAGTGGAGAATTATTAGAATTTGCTAATCTTAACGAAATATTTGATTATTTTGAATCTGACGAATTTATTAAATTTGGTGGTAATTAAAATGAGTATTAAATACTTAAGACAGCAAATATTAAAAATAAGAAATTTATATGATCCAATTTTGGATAAAAAAATGTTAGAAAAATTGAAACAAAGTTTAGAAACAAAAAAAATAACAAAAGACGAATATGATTATTTATTTTTATTATTGCTAAATGAAAACTAAAAAAAAATAAAAAAAAGGTAATAAAAATGGATATAATAAAAGAAATTATAGTAAAAGAAAAAAATAATAAAAAAATTGTTGTTCGTATTTTTTATGACGATAACCCTGAAAATCCACGCAGTTGGGATAATTTAGGCACAATTTGGGCGCCTAAATACTATTTTGGGTATGAAAATGAAGTTAAACCAGATTTAGAGACATTTAAAGGTGTTATATTACCTATTTTCGCATATGAACATGGAAATATAAAATTAAAGACTTCTTCTTTTTGCGATTCGTGGGATTCTGGACAAATTGGTTTTATTTTTGTTTCTGACGAAAAAATTAAAGAAGAAAACATAAACAAAGCAAAAGCAGAAGAAATATTAAAAAATGAAATAAAATATCTTAATAAATTTCTCAACAATGAAGTATATGCGTTTTCTGTAATTCTAATAGAAAAATGTTCTAAATGTGCACATGAATTTGAAACTGTTTTAAATTCGTGTTTTGGATTCTATGAAGAAGAATATGCAGAAAAAGAAGGTTTAAATTACGTAAAATTAGAAATAGCACAGGAGGGAATATAAGTGATAAATGCGTTATTTTACGGTGATAAAAAACTACTTAAAACTCTTAATATTAAACGTAATGACAACTTAGTTTTCAGTTTAGATTCTATTGATGAAAATATGATTGAAAAAACATTAAAATCATTTAGAGTATTTAAAAAGTACTCAAAACATATTGCAAGATGTAACACTTTAGAAAAAACAAACAATAAAAACAAATATGCAATAACTCATGCTTTTGACTTATTCGAGTTAAATAGCGAATTTAAAATATTTATAAAAGCTGTAAATTTAACTGGAATTGAAAATTATGATTTAAATAGTGAGACTGTGCTTTTATACTGCGATTTAATATCTGACAGTTATAGAAACGTTAAATATTCGTTTATTCTCTTAACTAACTTTGAAGATGGAGTTTTATATTGTTCAGAATTATTAAATAAATTTTCAAAAGGTAAAAGTTATATTTAAGTGGTTAAAATGAAAAATACAAATTGGACAGAGGAAGAATTTGAACAATTCAAAAATGGTGATCTAACTTGTCAAGCAGATAGACGTGGTTTAGAAGATAGAAAAGAAAAAAATGAAATTTGTGAAGGCTGTATATATATACATGATTGTGAAAAGTTTTATAAATAAAATAGAAGTGATATAAATGAAAATTGAAGATTTTTTCAATGTTGAAAACATTAAAAATGAAATATTGAACATAATAGATCATATAAGTGATTATCAACACTGTTATGACGAATTCAATAAATTATATCGTATTAGACTTAATGATATTGGTTCCGGTGCAGCTGGACAATTTCAAGTCTTAGAAATTGCAGAAAAAATAAGTATAACTTATTCTGCGAACAAAACTATTGAAGAAAAAGAAGAATTATGGGATTTAATCGATAATTTCTTTTATGACGCATGTAGTTATCTTGAAGAAGAATTAAAACCTTCTTTACACGATAAAATAAAAAATTATCGGTTTTTTTGTGAAACTGCAGAATCTGACAATACGTATTGTCTTAATGTAATTCTTCAATTTTTTTAATTTTTTTCCTGCAAGACTTGATCACTATTTAAAGTTTTCCGTAAAGTTTATATTCTACAAATGTTATATTATATATGAGGTGGATAAAATGAAAATAAAAGAAAAAATAGAAAAATTTAAGAAGATCAATAATCAAGATCTTCTTAGACTTCAAAAAAGTCTACAATCACTTGTAGACTTAGACGAGTCATTTTTTGACTTGTCGATTGAAGAAGTCTTGAATCTCGCTGAGACTGAGATTTCAGTGAGAGTAGAGAATTTTTTAAGAAAATAACTTATTTTTTTTCTTACCTGAATTTTTTTTCATGATCTGTTTTTAACATAAACATGTTAAGAAAAAACAATAAGCTTAAATAAATGTATTACTTAGACAAAACATGAAAAATATTTTCGAAGAATTGAAAAAAGAAAATTTAAAAAATTTTCTTAAACAAAATAGAAACATTTTATGTTTCATTAAAAAATCGAGATTTATTAAGCAGGATAATATTTATATTTATAAATTTCGAGTTTTTCCAAGATTTAGGACACTCGTAATTCATGAAAAGGATTATGAAAAAATAAATGATGATCTAACAAACATTGATGTTAGATCATCAAAATCTAACAAAAGCTTTATAATTAAAGCAGGAAATAAAGCTTTAGTTTATTTCTTAACCAATTATATACAGCTTATTTCTAAATGTAAGGCATTAGAGCATGTTTCAATGCCTTATGTGGGTTATGATTTATGTGCTATATCTATTGATGTTAAAGCATTTAAGCATAAGCACATTATGTTTAGCTTAAACGATTATTTTAAGTATAACAACACTTAATTTTTTTTATGTTTTATTTTTATACACAATCGTATTAAAATAAAACAATAAGCTTATATAAATGTAATGTCTTTTTTCTGTTATGAACATCGAAATAGACAATTTCGATGCGCGTATTCTTTCAGAACGCGCGTCGAATATGCGACTTCGACAAATTGCAGATGATATATTATCATTCTGCGATGAACGAGAAATTGACACGGTTCACTGCCGTGTCAGCCAAGTAATTTCGGTCAATTCGTCAGAATTGACTGAATTGGAGAAAATTCTCCAGTTTTAATTTTTTTTATACTCATTCTACCCTCTCACCAAACCCTTTTTTTTTTGCTTTGTTTTCTGCTTAGCTTAAGCTTTTTTCTATGTTATTCACTATTTCCTGTTTGTTGTCAGTGAGATAAACAATTAAAAGTGTGTGGATCATAGTGTAGTATAAATTTCTATGTCCTATAATCCTGAGTTATGCTTGCCGTTCCAATATCTATATTCAACCTGACATTCGCCATGACCTGCAGAAATTATAATTATTGTGTTTTGCGTGTGCGCTGTTTACATTTATTACAATATTAGTATTAGAGTATTCTCTCTCTATAGAAGAAGAATTAACATATTATTCTTCTTTAGTAAGAATAACTAACTCTAATAGTTTATAATTGTTGTAACTATGTTCTACACTAATATTAATTATGTTTTAATTTTTATATTATTAGTACTATTACTAGTACTAGTAATAGTACTAATATAGTACTCTTATATTACATCATTACCTCAATTATAGTATAACATATAGTACTAATAGCTACAGCGCTATACTATAGCTAATAATATATTATACTCGTTATATACGTAGACTAAGCTAATACAATACACCATTTTCAGGCATATTATATATTATATATACTATACTCTGCATTATATACTATACTAATTAGTATTAGTACTAAGCTTTATTATATGCGCTGCATAGTTATATTATATCTATATACTACTTAATCCATCATGGTCATATTATATATCGTATCCTATTTGTATATACTTATATCTCTTAGCTATTATTATCAGCTAATACTCTATTAGCCAGCATTATAATGCGTATTACTTATCCTACTACGTTTAAGAACCATATACCTATACATACTATATTCTCTCTGCGTATATACTCTTATCCTCAATCCTTACCTTAGTATCATTATTATGTAACTATCTCTATCTCATTATTATAACTATTTAATCTCTATAACTCTATGTATAACAATAATATACTGTATAACTCTTTATAATCCATTATTAGCTTATTATTCCTGCCATATCAACTCAATAGCTTATAACATCCACGATTCACGAGTATTAGCCTGGAAAAAGCATCGGTCACATTCACACTCTAACCATACATCGGACACACTAACCAACGGCACAAGCCAAATAATAAAGAAAAGAAGAACGCGCAACGCCATAATTACTATAGCGGTTATAATCTAAGCCAACCGATTAATTTCAAATTGCACGGCATTAGCCACCAATCGAATAACGTCCACGTCACTATTTTTAATAAGCGTATAGGGCACTGCAACATCAAATTCCACTGCGCGCCCACCAACCATAATTTGCACTATTAACTCACACACATTCGGGCCATGGTTTATTCTTATTACTTGGCCGGCGTTGCCCGTAGTATTGATGGCGTGTTTCACGGCCGATTTAAGTTGTTGTTCTACCAGGTTTATAATCATGCGGGTCACTTAGTGCAGCCCAGTTCGTGGGCAATGGCAGCCAGGTCTTCTTCGGGCATATTAACATTAGCGTGTAGCATAATGCTTTTGAATATAATAAACATGTCTTCGGGCGGTATTGTTACGTTACTGCCGTCGCAGTTAATTACTACTATACCATATTCGCTTGGGTATGCGTAGGTTTGGCTTTCTTCATTAAATCTTATATATGACATTTTTAATCACTTAATTTCTATTGTTAGTTTAGTAATCTAATTTATTACATATAATCTATTATTTTATTTGCCCATATTCTGTATTTATTGCTCTATAACATTCTTCACATAAGTATATTATTTCATTTCCATTCAGCAAATGACTTGAAATATACTTTTCACATTGATAACATTTCTTCTCAGGAATGCTCTGAGTTTCATCTGCAAATCTTACATATCTATCTGCTTCTTTCTTGAAAAAACTTATAATTTTATATATTTCCTTCCCTGATTTTTCTTTTATCAAATCCAAAACACTATTAATAACTGTTTCATTTTTTTCTTTATCTTCAATCAAGTCTTTCACCTCTTAAAATCACGCAAACTCAAGCACTATCTCATCTTTTCTTTCACGAACATGTCTAAATCTTGCAAATAACTTTATTAAAACTAAAATAATTTTGATATGTTCTTCCTCAACATACATCATGCTTGTTAATGATTCGTTCCAATACCGTTCTATTTTACCATTAAAATAAAATCTTGTTGTTAGTTCTTCCCATTTAATTACAACAAAATCTTTATTCTCATAGCTATTTAAGTCTCTTATATCATCAAAATCAGTTACTAATGAACTATAATCATTTTTTATTTCTATTTCATGATAATATTTCATTTGTTTGATTTTTACTTTTAACATTTCATTTACCTTTAAATTCTATTTTTATTATGAAAATCCACTATTGTTCATTTCTGCATCGAATTTATCCTTATTCTTATAAATATGAGCATGATACAAATTAAGTATGTGAACTTCAAAACCTTTACTAATTAGCAATTGATATAGTTTGTTTAACCTAATTGTGAATTCTTCGAAATTGTCATTTGAAAAATCCAATAATATTATACTATTAAACTGAAATTCCAATAAATATTTTCTATGTTCAGCCGGTGAACTACCCACACCTAAAGGAATGGGCTTCTCGGCAACATTAGTTAAGACAAATATTTTAGCTTCATCATTTATTTTAAAATCTAATTCACTTAATATCAATTTAAAATGTTCAACACGGCGACTTATAAGTTTTTTTTCTTCATCCCAACTTAAACATTGTTTTTGACATTTTATTGCTTCTTCTTCTACTCTATACAATCTTTTACATATTTCACATTCAAATGCTTCAGTTTTCATTTTAATCACATTTAAATGGACCAATGCAAAGATCACACGGGTTTTTTGTGCCTATATCAATTTTCATTTTTAATCACTCTTTAGATCATATGTACGAACAACAAGTTTGCACTTTTCACCTGGTCCGTGATCACTGCTATCAAACTCGTTATCTTCAATCAAGTCTTTTGCGTCGTCTATAGGCACGAAATTACATCCATCAGTCCACACACCACACGTATAACACGGATGACCTTCAAGCCGAGCATCTTTTGTCTTTAAAGAAATCTCTCTTATCTTACACAACTTACAAACTTCATGTTGCATCATTAATCACCTTTAATCTAAGTTAAAAATATCATATATTACATCACCTAGGATACATCCAAATAAAATACCTGTTCCTATATCAAGATTATTGTGTATAATAAAAATTGCACTTAAAATCAAAACAACAATTCTATGTAATATCCACAACATTTTAATCATCTATAGTTTCATTCCAAATACTGCTAATATTTATTGATACATCATTTATTAATACATTTCTAAGACATTTAATACAATTATCTGAATTATCTTTATATGTACAATTTTTTTCTAAACATTCTATTTCAAATAAAAATTTTGTCATTTCATTTCACCATTCGATTAATTTTCTTTTATCAAGTTCAAATTTATCACAATCATCATATAAAAATCTATGCATTATATTGCAATCTAATTCTTCAATTCTAACGTTTTCTTTAGCTTTACTTAATTTAATACAATATTGACATTGTTTAAGACCAATTTCAAGTAGTGTTTTTATCCTGTCTATCGTGTCGAAATCTGTGGATTCATATGATTCATTAATTAGCTTGTCTCTTAATGTGGATATCATTTTATAAATTTGTATAATCAAATGTTTATTAATTTCATCCATTTTAATCACCTTTTATTATTTTCTAATAGTTTAAGTATATATTGTATTTCTAAGTCTATTTGAATAATATTAATAAGTTCTAAATAATATTTTAAATTAGTGCCAGTTAAATTATAATTACTTATCTTTAACATTAAAAACGTTATACTTTCAATCTTTAAATATGTTACTATATAGTTTTTATAAATTAGTTTAATTATTAGTTTTTGTTTTAATTATATATAGTTTTGGTAAATATTATTGAAAATTATTAATGTTTATTAAATGGTGTAGCTTAAGTGATAGTAAATATGTTAAGTTGAGTGAGGTATATTGTTTAAGGTTAAGGTGTGTGTTTAAATACGTTATGAAAAATATATTTGATGGTGTTAAACATTAGTCTATATGCGCTAAAACATAACATAAAAAAATAGTTTGGTTAAGCTTAACTTAACAGCCGTATTCAAAATACCAATTTGAAGTGCCTATATTAATATTATAATGTATGTTCATGTTATTTTTAATATCTATGTTATCACGTGTTATGACTTTTAGTTCAGGTATAGGTTGCAGTTCTAAAATAGTTGCAGTAGCGTTCTTTTTCGGGTTTGGTAATATGTCTTGAATATTACTATACTTATATTCTTCTGAAACACCCTTATAACCTAAATCGTATTTAATATACCACCAGCATTTTTTCATTTACATCACTTAAGTTTATAATGATAATGCGCAAATATACCTAATCGCCATACAGTTAATGTAAATTGACATTCTATCTTGCGTGGTTTACCTAAACAGATTCTAAAATCAAATAAACCACTTGAAATGGTATTTATTCCTATATTTAATTTATGGTTAAATTTATTTATTTTCAGTTCTATTCTCATATTCTACACCATCTAAATTTTCAGTTACAAATTCTTTATTTGGAATATAATGGTTATGCCCACTATTAATACACTGTGTTCGCCTTGCATCATCACATACCTTGAAATCAATACAAGTCTCACAGCTTATCATTTCAGGCGGGCAATGTAATATCCATCTGCTAATTAGTTCATCATATTCGATAATTAACCCTGTAAGTTTCTTCTTAAGGCGTTCTTTATTAAATTGCATTAATAACTTTTCAGGATATTTTTTAAATATTAGTTTCATGTGATGCCTCATATATTATTATTTTTATCCCCATTGATTAGCCATGGCTTCGGCAATTCCTTTAAAAGTTTTACTTCTTATTTTAGTTCTTTCTTTTTTTGGAAATTTTGGATGAGGTCTACGTTGCATGATTGGTAAATGTTTATCGTTAGGATGATAAAACCATTTGTTACCAGTAACAGTTAAATAAGTGCATGGCGGGTGTGCTATCATCATATCCCAGCCGTCATTAAGAATTTCAAAAACATCACCCTTAATGTGGTTTCCTTTAATTTCAGTTTCTAAAATGTCACAACTCCATACATCATGACCTTTTCTTTTAAATGCTTCCCTTACAATACCAGAAAATTCACATGCCACTAATATTCGCATTCTATCACCGAGTTATCCAATCAATTTCAAACCATCTTATTTTTCCGTCTAATCTTACAATTCGCTCTAAAACTATCTTAGATTTCCTACCTTCTTTTCTCAGATATGCTCTGAACGGTATAAATCCAAATTCATATTCTAATTCAAGAAGTTTTTCTTGTTCTTCTTTAGATAGGTGTTTGTTCCACTTACACTCTACAACTATTGCTACAGTATGTAAAGACATATCAGTTGAGTCTTTGAACTGTCTGACTGCAATCAAGTCAGGAAATCGCGATTTATACTGTCTGACTACGAACCAACCTTTTTCTTCGAGAAATTTCTTGACTCGTCCTTCAAACCTTCGTCCTTTAATGTAAGATTTATTTAGCATATAGTTATCTCCTTGTATAGAATACATTTATGTCATGATCTCTTCCACAGAGTCTACACACATCTACTTCTATTGTTATTCTTGAATCTATCTTATATTCATCGAAGTATTCTAAATACGAATTACAGTATTTGCAATGGCTCATGCTCATTTCATCACGAAATCTATTCTATATGCTTCAATACATCCTTTGTTTGTATTTAGACAGCACCTGATCGACAGAAAATGTGTTTTAGGTACATCATCATACACGACACAAGAATGCGGTATCATATCAAAATAATATGCTTGGCACATCTGTATATAACTCCATCTATCAGTTTTGAATAAGTCATGACTGGGCAAAACCGCCAGTTCTTCTTTCTCATTATTTACCATAAACTTTAACATGTCAATAATTTCATTCGGAGTATCCCTTTTCAGTTTCACATTTAAATGAAATTCTGTATATGTTCCCATTTTAATCACTATTAATATTATGTGCTTTTAAATCTTCTTTTAATGATGAAATATGAAAAACAAACCCTAAACAATATTTATTATCATTTTCTATGATTTCAAATGTTTTTATATCTGAAATATCGGTCTCATATTTCCATGTATATTCACCGCCGCACCAGATCGCCCGAATAAATTTTAGCGGTTTGTTTTTTCTTCTGAAATAATTTTCCATCTTCTTTTCGTTATCATGATCTAAATATTCAAAATCGGGTAAAATACCATGTTCATCGATTAAGAAATAACCGCCATCATAACAATCTCCTTCGTCTTCGATAGCGCCCCTGATTTCGATCAGGTCATCAGAAGCGCCGTAAACGATTACGAAACCATTCTCTCGGGCGGTTTGTATTTCTTCTTCTGATAAGATCATTGGATATTTTCTATTCAATTTTGCCGCAAATTCTTTTAATGTCATTTTATTACCTCAAATGTTTATTTTATTATTATTGTTTTACTTCGGCCAGTTGGTTTCGCCTTTTCGCCGCAGTTGATGTGTGGTAACGTGCCTTCATATGTCCATTCAGTTCTAAGATGGTTACCTTCTAAGTCTGTAACTTCAAATTCTATTTGTTCTATCATTTTATATCTCCTTATGCTATTTTATTTCCGTGTCTATATGTACGTAATTTATTTTTGTTATGTTTTGTTTCGATAGCACTTAAAATATCAACATCAAATGCAACCGCAAGATCAAATATGCGTATCACTGCATCAGCTAATTCTTCACCGAAGTTATCTATCGAGCCATTTCGATATGATTCAAGTGCTTCGGATATTTCGCTATGCACAAGACAAAGACTTTCTGGGATTCCTCGGTTTGTATCCCACCAGCCTTTGCTTTTCGCCAGTTCATGAATTTCAACAGGATCTATTATATTTGCCATTTAGTTCACATCCATTTAATTATCAAACCAAAATACAATTCGGATTTCTTTGTCAGTTAAATTATTAGTATGTTTTAAATTTTCTAATTGTGGTAATACGTGTTCAAAAAAACGATTTACACTATCGTAAAGACAACTTCGCCATTCAATACGCGTAAAATAGTATAAATTTTCTTTTTTTAAAGTAGGATTATCAATTAACTTTTGCATTTCATTATTTGAAATAAAAACTATTTTACTTCCAATTATATCAGACCACCATTCTTTAGGACAACCATCTCTTTTGAATTCTTTAAAGCCTTTTATATCAACAGCGCCTCTTTTAACAAGAGTCATATTTTTAGAATCTTCACAGCCTTTTTTAAGTTCAGATAAATCTAAATAGCTTATGCTATGTGCATTTAAACCCCAACTATCTATATCTTGTATTATATCTTCAGAAACATTTAATGGTATTCCTTTAGGAAATGAGATAGGCACTATTATATTACCAGTATCACGACCAGCGAAACCTTTACCATTACGAACATTAGCTAAAAATGCAAATAAAACATAATTGCGAGTATTATAAATACGTTCTCCATTTCTAAACTTTTCTTTAGAGAAATAATCATTATTAGGATTATAACGCTCGCTTCTTAATCCTTTTTTAACTTTTTCCCATTTACCATTTTTTTTAATTTCTACATATAAATGTATATCAGTTCCCATTTATATTACCTCTTTTTGGAATCATAATTTTATTTCAACAGTAACAAGTGTATCGTTATGACTGCCTCCATGTGATACAACTAATAGCTCAATTAATTTAAACCCGCGTGTTTTACCTATACCGTTACTATTCCAGCCACAACAGATCGCATATCCGCCTTTTCGTAAGATACGCTTTGTCTGGTCGCGTATAACGGTCATGCCCTGGACACGTTTCGTACCGTAACCTTGATAGTTGCGTACCACCTGGTTAACTGAAAACGGCGGGTCAATTAAGATACCATCTATAGTTTCGTCATTAAACATACATTGTAAGAATTCAAACGCATCTAAATGACTTTGTGCGGTAGTGGCTGGGTTAATATCGTTTGTAAATGTGGCTAAATTACTATTTCGAGCGAATGGATCTACCCATACATCAAACGGGTTTTGATATTTTAATATTAATTCTCTAATCGGTTTAATATTAAATGTTTCTGTGTTAGGCATTGCCCAAATGCGGTTAATTATCATAAAAGTATAACATTATCGATCTTTAAATAGTTTGCTATATAAATTTATTATTTGTTACCCAAATAATTAAAAAGATACAATGTATATATTAATATGAGGTAATAAGTGTGACAAGTGATGACACGGTTGAAACTGAGTTAGACGAAACTATAAAACAAATCTCTAAAATTAAAGGGACTGCAATTTTAATGTTTTGTAACGAAGTATTGTATCAATACGAATACGTTAGTCATCCAGAAGACTTTGATTATCTCGAAGTTGAAGAGCTGGAATGCAACTAATCTTTAATGTATAATATAACAAATAGCAAAAATAAAAAAATAGCAAACCCGATTATCATATCAATCATATGTATCATTAAACTTTTAAGAATATACGTTATTAAATTCATTCAAATCATCGATTAAATTAAGAATATAATCAAAAAAGATTAAACTTAATCGCAAATGCGATTCGTATTCAGTACCTTTTAATTCTTTTATAAGAGTAATTCTATCTTCATATAATCTATGTTTAAGTAAATTTAATTTGTTCATTTTAATCATAAAATCCAGTAGGCTTAGGAAAAAATACGCGGATGTCCTTTACGCGACCGTCTAAAGTAATTACTGGATACGATGGCAAATCAATTTGTAAATTCATTTTATCTGCATAAGAGTTTTTCCAGTTTAGAAAATGACCTGTAAGCACATAATGGCGTGTCCCTACTTTGATTTCACTACCAGTACTATATATGTAGTCTTGGGTAGTCCACGCGCGGGTATGGACGTGGCCCATTAAGAAAAGATCTGCTGTGTTCCATTCGGAAAATTTGTTTATTACGCGTAGTTTACTTAATGAGATTTTTGCACCCGAGCTGCCGTGGGTACTATAAATTAAGTATTCTATGCCGTTAACTATAATTTTGTTATAGGTGCTATATCTAAAATAAGGCACGTTTAAATGTGCGGCTAAATCTTGTCCTACATCAAAACCATGTTCTTTAAATAATCGCTCTTCGTGGTTGCCTTGGTGTAAGCCGATTATTTTGTTTTTTATTGGTTTCAGAAGTTCAACAGCTAAAAGTAAAGCGTCGCTTGTCGTCATGGTTTGTTTATGGACTGCTCCACCTACCTTTTTGCTTGGGCATTCTAAAATATCGCCCATTAAAATACATAGTGCGTTACTGTTTTTGCGTATGGTGCGAATCGCTTTTTCAAATAAATCCATATCAATGTCCGCACCTAAATGAACATCGCCTATCGGAATTAATTTAAGATGTTTGTTCGTATTTATTTTTATAACATTCAGTTTTTCACCTTTCATGTTTTTTATCTCCTTATATACTATAAACATTATATATTTATATTATTTTCTTTAAGTTTGCAGCATATTTATATAAATGTTGCGTAATTTCGTCATGTGTAGGTGGCGATGCAATATACGGTTTCGGGATTGGGATGCTTGTTGTGTTAGGTCGTTTATTGAATTCCATAAACCATTTAATGTTAGCGTCACTGTCGTCTACAGGTTCGCCATAACTAATACATATAAAATCGCAATTATAAAGATGGTTAGTTTCAACACTTACCGTAAAAATAGTAAATTCGTCTTTTAATCCAAATTCATTTATACAATTTTCGAGCGCCGATAATATTATTTTGCGGTATTGCGGGTAAATAATTTCAGTAAATTTTTTAATTCTGTTGTTTTCCATGCATATCGTTATATCTACGATACGGAACTTTATAAATGTTGCTATATACCTGACTAAAATGAATAGTTAAAAGAGGACGAGCATCCGTACGGAATGGCACTCATATATGCCCTCTAAGATAATTATGGTAAAAAGTAATATAAATAAGTTTCTATCCGTAAACCATTTTTCCGTATTTTGGTGGTTCGTCCAATACTATTCGTTTAATTTCTTTTTTATTTGATTTGACGTTTACCCTCACCAAATGTAGCTTGTGTGTTTTACATTCAAGGCATTTGCCCGTTTTTAGCATATGTTTGATACAAATTCGTTCTTTAAAAATAGTACCACAGTTAGTGCATTCTATATATTCTTTAATTTCAAGTTCTTCCATTTTAATCCTTCATCCTCAGTTGATATATACATTTTATGTGTTTTCCTAACAAAAACGTTCGTGCTACTTTTTTCCAGTCTTCTTTTATTAGTTTTATAATAAGATCAATAAATTCGTTTAATGTTTGTGGTACTGATGTATTATACCAAATCTCTTTTATTGTCTTTCTTGTTTCGTAGTTTGATCTCCTCTGGAAATATGAACGCATTCTTATCTCGTTTTCAAATAGTTTTTTCATAAATTATTACCTCCTGGCATTTCAAAAAGGTCGTATTCATATACAACACAATTTTCTATCATTAATTTTACTACAAATAATGTATCTGTTTGTTTATGTTCATCTAAGATTATATTCATTTTTTTTCGCCTTTTTTATATTTTTGTTTAAGATAATTAAAATATTTAATGAACTTTAATATATTTGTTCTTGAAGGATGCGTTATTGAGTTAAATAGATATAGTTCGTAATTAAATCTATCTTCTTGGTCTATTTTATCTATATTAAAATAATGTTCATTATTTATAATATTACCTCTTTAAATAAATCACCATAACCGCATATAGGACATACGCCAATAAATTCAACAAAACCAAATTCATCTTTTCTTTTTTCTAATATTATTCGATTTTGTTCGTTTTTTTCACCACAAACTGGACAGATATATTTTAACGTTCATACCACCGTTTATCCGTAAATATTGAATTATTACAATAAGGACATACTGCATAATATGTCCATGTTTTAATTTGACAGTTTTTAATATTAATTTTTTTAAATTTAAGGTTTTTTTCAGTTAATTCTTTATCACAAGTATTACAGAACATTATAATAAACCTAACTTTTTTAAACCTTCATTAACACAATGTCTTATGAATTGTGATTTATTTTTAAAGCAATCATGTAATTCTATTGCTTTATCAATAGCGTTTACCATAGATTTTTTATATTTGGTGTTTATTTGGATATTATATTTTTCATTCTCCATTTTCATCATTTTTTTGTTTATAAACTTGTTTTGGTTTCCAATCATCACAAGCGATATAATTATGGAATGGTTTTCCACCATGTAATCTACATATACCAATTAGATATGCTTTGTGGCGTTTACTCCATTTACCTAACCAATGACCACAATTACCACATGTGTGATATACCACATATATAAATTGCTTTCAATAGTATTTAAAATTTATTGTTATACCCAAAAATTTAAATATGACGATACTATAAATACTATTATGATTGTGTGTGGAATTGATCCGTCATTAAATTGTACCAGTTTAGTTTTCATTAGTGGTGAAAACAAAGGTTTATTTGGTAATAATGACTTAAAAATAAAAAAAGTACAGCCTAAAGACTTACGTGGTGGAAAAAGATTAAGATTTATATATGAACGACTTTACGATGCGTTTAATGATGAACCTCGAATGGATATGATTTTTGTTGAAGGTTATTCGTATGGTTCTACTAATCGCGCGTTTAAAATAGGTGAATTAGGGGGTATAATTAAAGAATTCTTTTTCTGTATTGAACAAGATATAATTATTATCCCGCCTGCAATGTGGAAAAAAGCTATATTAAATAACGGGCATGCAACTAAAGAAGAAATAAAAAAATTTGTTGAAACAAATTATAATATTGAATTTACGAAACAAGATGATTATGATGCTTATTGTTTAGCGCTATTTGCTAAAATATATACCGAATATAAAAATAACACAATATCAAATGAAGATTTAGTTAAATATCGAAACTCGTTATTTAAATTAGATGATTATATAAAAGAAAATAGTAAAGATTGGTAATATGCCAACAAAAAGATACATTAAAAAAACAGAAAAGAAAGGTAGAGTTTGGGATTTAGAAACTAATCCACTTCCTGATTATATTCTCAAAAATATGGCTGATCCTTATTTTAATATGCGTTGTTCGATTGATTTTAAGTTCTTTTATGATAACCAAGTAGGGCCTTTTCTGCCTATTAAAAAAGGTAGTATCTATCATCCATTGAAACCGTTCCATATGGAATGGATTAATTTAATGCAAAAGCATACTAATCTGGCATTAGAAGCACCAAGAGGCCATGCTAAAACATCAGTTTTAGGTATAGGGTATCCATTATGGCGTATAAAACATATTGGTGGCTTCAAAGCGATGGGTATTGCATATGATTTAAAAGACCAAGCTTGGAAAAACTTAGCTGAATTAGAACATGTAGTTGATCATTCACCGTATCTTTATAGCTTAAAACCAGAAGGTAAAAAACCTAAAGATTGGAATAAAGGTCATTTAAAGTTTGTTAATGGCAGTATGTATTTTTGTAGGGCCTATACGCCAGGTGCAGTAGGTGTACATGTCGATTATTTGTTTTGTGATGAAATGCCTAAATATATTGACCATTCTATATTTTTTAATGATATATTTCCTACGGCTCAAACCAATGCAGGGCATATTTGCGGAATAGGAACTCCCGCACATGAATTAGATTTATTAGCTAAATTATCTAAGAACCCAGAATTCTATTATAAACGATATACTGCTTTAGATGAAGAAACAAGAACAATTCCATTATGGCCTGAAAGATTTCCATTAGAAAAATTAAGGTCAATTGAACGCGGTATGCGTTTAGAACCAGGCGCATTTGAAAAACAATATATGTGTAATAGAGTTTCATCTGACGATTCTTATTATCCGTGGCATATTATCAAAGACTGTTTTGATGAAGATGCACGATTTAGTGATACTATAATAGGTAATTGTTTTATTACATGTGATTTTGCATTATCTCAAGAAGGCGATTATTCAGTATTTATTATATGGGATTATTATGATGGTATATTATATTTACGAAAAGCATATCGGTTTAGAGGTATGCATGAAGATGAACAAATAAGATTATTAAAAGAAATTAATGAGATTTATAGACCTTCATTATTTTTCATTGATGAGACTAATATAGGACAAATGTTTAAGAATCGATTACTTCTTAACGGATTACCAATAGAAGGCACTCATTTTGAATCAAGACGAAGACATTCGATGCTTGTATCATTAAGACAAACATTTGTTTCAAAACGCATATCTATACCAATGAGCAAAGATGATCCAGATTGTTTAAATTTTGCACAAAGATTAGTAAAAGAACTAATATCAGCTAAAAAACAAAAAACACAACATGGTTTAGATACTATTTATTTTAGAAGTGCACATGATGATTGTGGAATTACTACCGCAATGGGTGCATTTAAAGCCGCAACGTTACAACCATCTAATTTCTTTGCAGTAACATTAAAATAGTAACATTTATTTATCACGTTTTTTATTTATATTTATTGATAATAATGTCATGGTTAGGTAAATTACATAAAGTTGTTTTTGATTTAGGGGCGATAACAGGATTTTCTGCTGTATCAAAAAAATCAATAAAGAATACATTAATCGCTAAAGGGGTAACACCAGCTCAATTAGAAGATATGTATATCCAAAATCAAATAGTTAGAGGTATGGTTGATGTTTATCGAGATTTGATTGGTTCATCTGAAATTTCATTTGTTGGAACGCCTAAATCAGTTGCGTGGGCTAATGCATTTAGACAAACAGCGGATTTAGATTTTATTTATGATCAATTATTAAGAGACTTTTTAATTTTTGGCAGAAGTGCTTTTGAATTACTTTATGATAATCGTACTGGTAAAAAATTAGCTGGGGCAGAACATTTATCAGTTCAAACTTGGGATTATATTAAAGAAGGAAGTACTTACGGTGCTGGACGAATATTATTAGATGAATTTAATAAACCAAAAGGGATATATCAGCGCATAACTACTGGAGGATATGCAAATAAAGTAGTAACTTGGAATTTAGATGAAATATTTCTTGGGATTTATAATCCAATACGTAACGGATTATATGGTTTAGGTTTAGTAGAAACATCTTATTATGACGCATTATATTTACAAAGATTAAAATCTGATTTCGCAGATTCAAGCAAAAGATCATTATTCACTAAATTTTTAGTTAAGGTCGGTGATGCATTACATAATCCAACTAAAGACCAAGTTGAAACTTTAATTAAACAAATAGGCGATGTTAATGGTAATTCAACTATTGGAGTTCCTTATTATGTTAACGTCGATATGTTAGAAAATAAATATCCTGAAAAACAAGTTGAAGTCTTGCGATTCTTCTTAAAGAACATAATGGCAGGTTCTGGCGTATCAGATCCTTTAGTATTTGGTGGTGAAGCAATTAATAGATCTACATTAAACATACAAATACGTATTATGATCGCACGCGCTACGCGAATGAGACAATTATTAGATAGAGAAATTCAAAGACAGTTACTATGGCCTGCTGCCGATCAATGGGGTGTCGATAGACCTTTCATTAATAGATCGCCAATTGAATTACAAGACATGAACGATTTCGCATTAAGAATGAAAAGATACAATGATTCAAATCTATTTGAATTATTATCTGAAGAACAGAAAAAGGAATTATTGAGAATTATATTCGAGATGGAAAACCTTAAGGGTTTAATTATTTAAAGTATTGAGGTGATTTTATTATCCTCAATAAATCTTTTGATGCAAATTTATCTTCTTTTGAGGATAAAATTAAACTTTTTAGATTTTTTTATCCTCTCGTGCCTTTAGAAGGCAAAAATCAAAATGAATATTATACTATACCCGTACTATTTAGAACCTTAAAAACTATAGGTAAATGTAATTTAAAAAAGAATGGTGTATATGTTGAACTAAAACCCATTGGCACTGAATATCAAATCCACAAAAAGAAAAATAAAATATTAATTTATGATCAACTTGGTAACGAAATAAAGAATAAGAAACTTGAAAAGCAATTATTAACCTACAAAGATAATTTCATCATAATCGGTAATTTATCTTTAAATAATATATTTACTGTAACCGATTGCGTTTATTATAATAAAGACATTCATAATCTAAAATACTTTGAACGCAGAAAAATATATCAAAAGCTCTTTAAAGACCACAAAACAATTAAATGTATAGAATCAATATATAATTACCCTAACCAGGACATTAAGCAAACAATAGATATATTTCATAATAAACTCAAAAACTGTACACTCATAATAAAAATGGGCAATATGCTTTATAATTTAAATTCAACAACAAATCAAATGTTTATTTATAAGCCTGAATATGCACTAAGTTTCAAAATATTAAATAAAGAACTATTCAATAAACCAAACGAGTTTATTTACAGTATAGCTATTAACAATATATATTGCGGTAAAACCAATCCTACAACTTTAAATTTAACAATTAATACTTATGCAACAATATCATTTTCAAATTTAGAACGATATTATGATCCAATTAAACGCAAAGACTGGTTCACACTACGTAACGCAAAGGTATTATCGAAAAGTAAATCAGAATCATTAAAAGATCAATTGTATGAGATTATAACCACACACAATCTTAACCCTATCCAAAAAATTATGGATAAAGATATTATTGATACTTGTAATTTTAATAAACAGTTTGCGAAATCTCAACAAAAAATAATAAATACTATATTTGATTTAAATAAATCAGATCATAACTTTAATTTACAATTTAAACCACTAAATTCTTATGAAAAACCAATACAACTTAAATTCAAAAAGAAACCGCCACTATTAAATAAAAAAGATTCTGGCATTGCACATATACTCGAAAAAACACATAATAAACTAAAAATAATGTTTAAAGGAAAAAAACTTCGTGGATTACTTGAATTTAAAATTAATGGCAATTCAAACACAATTACTTCAGTTTCTTTATTACCGTTGCCACGCCCCAATCAAACCCAGCTTACCGAACGCCAGTTAGAAATGATATTTGACCTATCTTGTGATGGCAAAAATAGACCATACATTGCACGAAAAGTAGGTGTATGTAGCACGACAGTATACTTATACCAGAAATACTATTATTTTGTATAATTGATGTAGCCCATTTATAAATACATTTAATTTTTTCAAAAAATTATTTAAATAGATTCTTCTATTTTTTAATTTATGAATTCTCAAGATAAGAATGTAACTATTAATAATCCTACCACTTACATTATACAAGACGGAGATGAATCTTATGACATTAATAACTTAAAATTACCAGTTATTTTTAAAAATAAGATTTTATTTACGTCTGGGCGATTTCATGGTTGGAATTATTCACGAGAATCAATTCTGGATGCTATTGAATCTACAGATTGGAATGATGGCAAAAGTAATGAACTTATTATGGATCATTTAAATGGCATGGCATCAGGGTTTGTAGGTCATGTTAAAAATCAACACTGGGACGGCCAATATTTACGCGGCGATCTTTATGTATATGATAAAGACAAAGCCATTAAAATGTTAGTTGCTAAATGGGGTATATCGCCACGAACTGATGGTTGGGCACGTGGCAATGATATGATAAAATTTAAATTTGATAATTTTTCAGTAGTTTCTTCACCAGAATGCAAAGCCACATGGTTGCATAGTTCACATCAAAATATTGTAATTGGCGATATTGCACATGTTATCAATGAAATGGTTTTTGAAGAAAAAGAAAAAGAATTTTGGGCACGAATCAAAGATTCTAATTTATTTGACCCAAAAACATTTCGTAGAAAAAATATCGGTGGGGGTGTAACATTAATACTTGCTAAACTTAAAGGCAAGGCAAATAAAGACGATCCAATGGTCGTTCAGTCTGTGCGTTTAGCTAAAAGCAAGTTTAATGAATCAGAAGCAAAAAACTGGGTTGAAAAACATAGAGATGACTTAAAAAATAAAAAACAAGGTAATGAAATGTCAGAAGAAAATCAAAACCCAGAAAATTTACCAACTGAACAGATTCCTTCAGTTGAAAATAATAATGTAGAAAAACCATCTACACAAAACGGGCCGGTAGAACCACCTAAAATTCCGGAACCGCCAATAAATAATAAACCCGCTGAGGTGAACACTTTGTCTAAAGAGCAAAGTATAGAAGAATTACAAGAACTATTATTAAAAACCGCAAACAAAATCAAAGCCAAAAAAGATGCCGAAGCGAATAAATTTCCTGAAGTTAATGCATTAAAAGAAAAAAATAGCGAATTAGAAAAGCAATTAAAAGAAATGAAAGAATCTTTTGAAAATCAACAGAAACAATTAAAAGAATTTCAAGAAAAAATTACTAAAGAATTAATGAAACCAGGCGCAGGGAACTCAAAACCACAAGCTAATATGACTGATGAAGAACAGAGAAAAGCTAAACAAGATTTTATTAATCGTCTTGTTAAAGATAAAGATGTAGATAAGGATTTTGTTAAATATCTAAAAAACCAGCAACCTAAAAGCGGTTTTAATTTATAATCGTTTAAAAAAACTAAAAAACTAAAAGTGATACAAATGGGTATATATAAAGAATATGCGGATATGCTTTTGAGTAATTACCGCAAAAATCTAACAGTCGAGATGGCTGATAAAGACATAAGCAAAGTAATCAACGAAATGGCAACAGGAACTACTTCCAGCTCAGATTTCGGATCTAATCAGGCTGGCGAAAGATGGTTTGCAGAAGTTCTTTACAGAGCTGAAGAGCAGATGATGTTTGCACAGTTTGCAATGCGACAAGATGTAGAATCTGGTGAAAAAACTGTTTATTTGCCAATTGAAAATGCAGATCTGTCTTTCACAGATACTACAACTGAAGGTTCAGAACGAACTATGACTAAAATTGATAATCTTACAATGGTGCCTTTGTCACCTTCGTTACATAGAGCTGGTGTTGAAATATCAAAAACTGCAGTTGCTCAGTCAGCAGTTCCACTTGCTGCAATGGCAAGACGCAAACTCGCGTGGTGGGCTGCACAGATAGTAGATCAAGCAATCGTCACAGCTATAGCTGGCGAATCTTCCCCCGCAGCAACACTTTACGGCGGAGATGCAACAGGCACAGATAGTCTCGAAGCTGGAGATATTTTTACTCCTGAACTTATTGCAGATGCAATTATCGAACTCGAAGAAGAAGGATGGCCTTCACCTGGTCAGAGCCCAGATTATCAATATGTTTTGTTTATTCATCCTAAACAGAAAAAACCACTTATCAAAGATGGCCAGTTCGTTAACGCAAGCGAATATGGTAACAACGAAGTCGTAATGAACGGTGAAATCGGTAAATATCTCGGTGTTAAAGTTGTAGTCTCAGTAAATTGTACTGCTGCAGCTGATTGGGGTGCAGGTAACAATCTTAAAGGACACAAATCGTTCCTTTGTATTTCGCCAATCGCATACGGACTTGCTTATCACAAAGACATGCTTCCTTCACTGGTTACTCAATACAAGCCCGACGAAGCAACACATAAGATCATGATGGACGTTGGTTACGCCTCCGATTCATTACAAGGCCAAGCTATTGTAATAATCAACACCTTGGATGCATAAGCATCCAATTTTTTTCAATTAAATTTTGGTGTAAAAAATGGCAACAATTATAAGAATTAAGAAAAAAGGCGGTAAGTTAGTTGGTGTTGATAGTAACGGTATCGAACACGATTTCCTAATGGAAGGAGAAAGCGATACTTATTATAACGATACTAAACTTCAATTTAGGGATTCTGGATTGTATATTAATTCGTCTCAAGATGGCCAATTAGATATAGTTGCAGATACGACTGTTGCAATATCTGGCGCAGTTACTTTTGATGATACTGTTTCATTAGCCGATGATAAAAAACTTTATTTCGGTGCTGATAGCGATTTTGCGATGGAATATGACGAAGATGGCAATGATTTTCTGTCTATTACTGGCGCCGATATGTTAATCGAAGGCAATTCTGGCGCACAAAAACTCCAGTTTAGAGATAGTGGGTTATATATCAATTCAAGTGCCGATGGACAGTTAGACATTGTATCTGATACAACCGTAGCTATTAGTGGCGCTGTAACTATGGATTCAACATTAGGTCTTAGCGGAATATTAACATTAAGTGGCGCAGATGCAAATAATACAATAACATTTACTGGAACTAATACTGCAGCAACTCCAGCACTGAAATTCCCTGACGATACGTATATCGCAGATGCTGATGGTGCATTAGGTGCAGCCGCAGGATTTATCGTTGTAGATATTGGCGGGACTAACTATAAAATACAAACCTATGCAATGTCTTAATTGCATAACTATTCTTTTTTTTATTTTAAATAGGTGTATGATTATATGGCAGAAAAATGTCCTTATTGTAATAATGAATTTAAACAATTAAATAGACATCTTAAATTTTGTAAAAGTCGAGTTCAGCAAAATTCTGAACCTGAAAATAATATACATACTGGGGTGACTACATCTAAAGATATATTCAAAATCAGAACATAATCTTAAAACCAAAATGTTTTTATATTTTGATTTCCAATATAATATATAACAAAAAATGAGGTTATATCATGAAATTATATGAATTGGTGCAAGCAAAACCGGTATTAGAAAAACTATTTAATACCGATTTGGGTGTAAAAACAGGCTGGAAATTACTTAAAAACCTAAAAAAAGTTAATGAATATTATAAACTTTTTGAAATAAATAAACATAAATTAGTTGTTAAATACGGTAAACCTACCGAAGACAATCCAGATATGATTAAAGTAACTAAAGAAAACCAAAATGCATATTATAAAGACTTCGAAGATCTTTTAAACGAAGAAATAAATACTGTATTTGGTAAAGTTTCATTAAACGAAATAAACAACGCATCTTTAACAACTTTAGAATTATCTTCAATAGAGTTTTTAATAAAAGATAAGTGATTATAATGGCAGTAACAAAAACTTCTTCAACAACAAGTGGATATATAGCATATACGGGCACATTATCAGAAGTAATAAACGCATTAGCTGCTGATAAAGTACCTATACGTAACGTAATAATATATTATAACGGCACGAATATAACAGCAGTAGCTCAAAAGGGTGTATTGTAACACCAACATTTTTATTTTACAAATGCGGTAATTATTATGGATAATACTGATATAGAACAACTTAAAGAACAAATGAACATCTTTAAAAAGAACTGTAAAGATGTATTCAATTCTTTAAAGGTTAATTATATCAATATCGATTCTAATTAATAATTTCCGTGATTATTTATGAACAAAACTGAAAAAGCAATTCAAGAACTTATTAAAGATTTTATCGAATTGAACTCTAATTTTAAATATTTAAAAGAGAACTTAAAAGACAAAAACATAGTTACAGAAGAAGAATGCGAATTAAAACTCTTAAAATTGGAGACTAAAATAATCGACTTAGAAAAGCGAATAAATAATTTAGAACTATTAAAAACCAAAACCATTAAATTTATAAGGATAATAACCATAATAATATTAAGTATAATATTATATAAATTTGGATTAGATATAAAATTTATAATTCAAACTCTATTAAAATATATAGGAGGTATATAGATGGACTTTATTATGTCACTTTTGGAGAGATCAATTGTTAATGCTTTACTTGGTTCAGCGTATTGTATTGCGGGCTTAGTAGAAGCATACCGTAAAGGAGAAACTCCAGATATGGATAAGTTTTTCAGCACGATATTACTTGCAGGTATATCTGGGTTTATAGTTCCTATAGAAAACTTAACAGTTGACCAACAGATAACATGTGTATCTGGTATTACAATGTTAATACACAAAGGATTAAAAGCTTTAACTTCAAAAAGGTAAAGTATTTTAATTACTTCTTTTTATTATTAATTATGGCATATATAGACTCAACAATAATTAGGACATTAACGGACATAACTTCTGATCAACTGTCTGATACAGATATAACCGCATTAATTGCTGCATTAACACCGCTTTTTAATGATGCGGTATTAACAACAATAGAAGACGAGCTTATTGCATATATAGACGACGAACGCGAAAATACAATCGATGGTTCTAACACTACATTTTATGTAAGACGCCCGTGCATTGGCGATCGAGATAACGACGGAGATGTAGACACCAGCGATCTATTAGTATACTCATTAGATTCTGACGGCACAAGAACAATCTTAACCGTTTCATCAATAGACGACGATGAATTAGGTAAATTTACATTAAATAGCGCCCCTACAACAGATGTTACAGTTTATGTTTCTTACCGGTCTTGTCCAGTGCCGTTTGATAACGCCCAGTTCCAGAACTGTTTCGCTTTGATGGCCATTGCTTACGCGTATTTGAAGATAACGCCGCTCGATGTAAAAAAAGTTGGCGATTTAATGTTAACTAACTCAAGTTTTGAGAAATATAATATGATGTATCAAAACGAATTAGCTAAACTGATAATTAAACCAAAATCCAGATTTGTTCATACTAAATCAGATGCAGATGCTAAATCAAAATGGGATGAATATGGTAAACTTAGATAATTCAATCCAAAGCGGTGGCGATTCGGTAACTATCCACGATATTTCTAAAGTAACTTATAAAAAACGTGGCGATGCAACCGAAACTGATACAGATATATCTACCGTAGCAATAATTTTTATTTTGAGTTATAAAGACAAAATGGGTATTGAAGGTATAATTAGAGACGCTGATGCATTAGGTAGATTCCAAGTAAAAGATGCTACGTATTTAACACAAGATAATTATGTTACCCACAATAATATTAAATATCGTATGACTAATATAATCCCTAAACGCACTGTAAATCAATCTATATTATATTATGAAGTGCTTATGAAAAAAGTAGAAGAATAAGCATTTTTATTTTATTTATAAATACACCTTTTTTTTAAGATAAATATTATAAATAGTTTTGATAAGTAATTTATATAATCTATCTATAGAGTAGGCTGAGCCTCGACTAATAGTATGCAGATGGATGGACGTGATTTAATTTGAGTCTTATAACCGCAGTTTATGGTAGCGCTATTTATGATACTTCTCAATACGGTATTATAATTGTTGATCGCTCAATTGATTTTGATATAGATATTTTTAATGCAATTTCAAATCCGTATATATCTGAGATTTTATGGGATAATTTTTTTAATATACTTAAACGAGTTGAAGATACACAAAGCACCGCACGAACTGCACGCTGGTTATTTGGTGCGTTTCCAGATAGAATCGCTAAAAAGAAAACTGATTATCCTATAATGATTTTGAAACCTATCGATATTACGGAATTACCTTTAACACCGCGCTTAACGCGTGTGATTATAAGCGTTAAAATTGAAGTATACGCTACTAAAGCATATGACCTTGATTTATTAACTCAACGTATTTATAATAAATTTGATTACTGGAATTCTCGATTGAGAGAACATAATATTCAACCTTTAAGTACGCCGTTCACTATAACGGGCAATTTAGTGCATAGTGGTATAAGATTACATTATAGGCGACTTGAATATAGATTTGAGTTCATAAAAAACAGGTCAGAATACGATGGTAGTTAATATAACTGCAACGTTAAAAGTAAACAAAAATCTTAGATCTGATAGAAAAGTTAGATCAACGATACATAAACTTATTAACGAATTTGGCGAAGAAGCTGCGGATTTATTAGTTGCTACTCTTACCAGCGCTTTAATTAGTAATAGATTAGGTTTTCCAGATATGGTTCGAACTTTAGCGTTATTTGAGTCTATCCATCATGAAAAAATCAAACCTAAAGAATATATAATTTTCGGCAAAAGCTACGGTAAAATTTTAGATGTTGGTGCTAAACCTTATAAAATTCCAGCTACGCCTGAAAATGCACCTGATTTATTGGCATGGGCTACTGAAAAGTTTAATTTAGATCCTCATTCAGCTTATTATGTTTTAAGGAATATTATTATGAAACGCGGCTTACAAGCCCGCGGTTGGATTCATCACGGGATAACTATGTTTTATGCTGATTTACTTATTTTACAAGATAAGTATATGAAACGAATTAAACGACAATTTAGAGATAAATTATATGAAAAATTATGAGGATGGTGTATAATAATGGCAGGAATTACGGATTCATATCCGGATGCATGGAGACAAGAAGTATTAATTTCAATAGGTAAAATGGCTTCTGGCGAGTCATTTCAAGAATTTAGAACCCAAACAGAATCGGTTGAGATCTCTTTACCAAATAAAGATGTTGAAGCGATTCCTTGTATTGGCGGGAATAGGTTAGTTAAATATATCCCTGCTGAAATGGCAGAAATATCTTTTGAGGCTTATTTAGTCTCGACTGAAGAAGATTATATACCTGAATGGTTTGCTGGGACTACAGATTCAAATGGCGATTCTGATGAATATGAATTTAAATTTGGTTCTAACCGACATTTGTTTCATATAGTTTTAACATGGACTAATGATTATAATAACACTTCAGCTGCATCTACCGTAGCCGATCATTATGCTGCATTTAGATACGAGTTCAAACATGCATATTTAATATCATGTAACGGTAAATGGGAAGATAATATGCTTAAATTCACATTTAAATTTAAAGTAGCGCCATTTGATAACAATGGTAACTCAAATATTAATACTTCATCAAGTAAAAACGGATTAAGTGCTATATCATTAGATACTACCCCGTATATAACATAATGGTGATTAAAAATGACTGTCGAAGAAAAAATAAATGTTTGGTCTGAATTAGGATTTTTATCGATTAAAAATGCAGGTGTGTTTCCAGTATCTGCAATAGACGGTACTGCTGAAACTATAACATTAATTGGAGATTATTATTCTACATTTAAATCAGTAAGTACAGTCCAATGTAAAAACAGTGCAGAAGCTGATAATAATGGCACAGATTTAACATTAACAGCAGTATCTTACAATAGCGGTAATACTTTACTAACAAGTTCAGCCGATCTTAAAACTGATTCTGGCGGTTGTGATGTAGAAATCGCATCTTGGACTGATTTCCATTTTAAAACCGAAAGTATATCTATATCATTGCCTGAAAAAGGTGCATCATCTATACATAATGTTGCTGGTTGGACTCTTTGGAAATTCGATCCACTTTCAGAAGCTACTATTACTGTTGAAGCCTATCCGCTTACACTCGTTGAAGACGAAAAATCAATGATGCAATACGTATTTGGCTCTGAAGATATTGCACAAGACATATATTATGATGAATTTGTTTTCCATAGACGACATCAAGAATTTGATGTTCTTGTGTTATTTACCAGTGATACGACATTTTATGGCGGTTCTAAAGGCGCTGATGAAGCCACCGCTCAAGACGAAGCCGCATTCAGGTATATATTTCGCCGTTGTGTTATGACCAAATGTGATGTAGACTATGGCGATAAAGTAATGAAAGTAACTTTTGAATTTAAATGTAAACCATACACAAAAGACGGGAAATTTAACATAATTTGTCAAAGTATAGATTATAACGGCAACGATGCAAATGCACATTTACCTGCAATTAATTTATCTGCATTACATGCTTTTGATACTAATAACATAGATAATAATTCGTGGTGATTTAAATGAGTTTAGAGAAATTTAAAATGCATCGCGGTGGAACTAAATCATTTAAATTATATAATGTAGACGGTATAGAAGAAGAATTTAAATTCTATCCGCTAAGAGTTAAGGATATACCTTTATTCTTTACTTCTTTGCTTTCAGTAATTAAAATCGATAAACAAGGTAATTATGATCTAAATTTAAACGGTTTAAATAACGAAGTCATAAACGATTTAATAGAAATAATGCGTGAAACAGTAAAACGTGCATATCCACGTGGCGAACAAGAAGACAAAGAAGATTATAATAAAGCAATAGACGACTTCTGTGCATTTCATTTCGTTGATTTATTACAGATACTTATTGAACTATCAGGTATAACTATGCGCACGTCACGCGAAGATAAACTCAAACAATCAATTAAACATCAGCGCGAATTAATGAAACAAAAAGAAGCGAATAAATAATGGCTGCGCCACACGAGCTCTGGTTAAAAAAGCAAACTCGATTTGAAAAACCAGATTTCGAAGAGATAATAATTGAAATGCACGATGCATTAATGGCGGAATATGGTTGGATTCCTTTTGAGGAATTCTTTAATTTACCGTTTATAACTGTATTAAATCTTGCAGAAAAGATCGAAAAACGTAACAAAAAAATGGCTAAAGCATTAAAAGAAATCAATAATAAATTTAAAGGTTAATAAAATGGCAGCAGATAATGAGGTTCCATTAGCAACTCTTTCAATTAAATTTAAAGCCGAAGACGAAAAAAAACTGAAAAAAGCACTTAAAGATGTTGCTAAAGACATAGATTTAGTAAATACAAAAATAACTAAATCCGGAACTCAAACAAATAAAACTGGTCGAAGAATTACGGGTGCGTTATTATCAACCATGTTTCTCGTACGTTCGTTATCTATGTCATTTAGTCAAATAACCAATCGAGTAATTGAACAATCTGGTGCTTTAGAATATTTTACAACCGTTTTAGAAGATATAGTTAGACCAGTTTTACAACCGTTTATCGATATGTTTTATGATTTAACTGACGAATTAGATAATTCAAATGAAGGTTTTAAATCTATAGTTGGCGTTATTTTTGTATTTGGTTGGGCATTAGCAACTATTTTAGCCGTCCTTATTCCATTTTTATTAGTATTAATGGGTGTAGATGCAATAATGAAAAGTGCATTAGTTATGAAATTTTTTGCATTAGCATCTGGAGTTATTGCTACAATAGCCCCATTTTTGATACTACTTGCGGCATTCACAGCTTTTTGGTTATTATTAGAAGACTTTACTTGGGATAATTTTTTTTGGGGCTTAAAAGAACTCGCCAAACCTTTAACAGATCCAATTAATAAATTAGGAAAAAAAATACATAAAATATTAGAAATGACTTATTGGCGAGCTCGTAAATTTTTTAGACTCGTAGGCAGAGCGACTTCAACTTATTTATCTTCTGTGGGTTCTAATACTAAAACTAAACTAAAAAATATATATAAATTCTTAACAACAGTAGGTAAAAAAGTAATAAAAAAGGCTAAAACAATATTTAAAAAACTAAAAAAACTGATTAAATCATTTTTTAAAGACGTTAAAGAAAAAGGTTTAAAAGTAGCCTTACAAAATATATATAAAAAATTAAAAAGTTTCATAAAAAAACTAAAAACAAAAATAGAAAAATGGATAAAACCAATAACTGATTCTATTAAAAATATTTGGAAAAAGATATTCCCTTCAAAAAAAGAAGAAAAAGATTTAGATAAAGCCGATGTTAAAGAAAAAAAAGGTGGTATACGTAGCTTAATTTCAAATTTATTATCTAAATTCGGCAAAGTATTGGGTGGAGAACAATACGGCGGGTTTATACCTATCACTGGTTTATATAAATTACATGCTGGAGAACGTGTAGTTAACAATCATTATTATAACACACAACGAATAGATATGAATAATAATGTAGCATCACATATGGATATTTCAAAAATAGCTTATGAATTAGAACGTTATTGGGGTTCGAGATTCAGAGGTTTAGGTCGTACTGGAGAGTGGCGATAAATGGCAGATATAGTCAGAATAGAAAACGATGATGGAGATTTAATTAATATATATGCTGAAGAAGTAGTATATTCATTAAAGAAACGATTTGTAAGTATTAAATATACACCAAAACAAAAAAAGCACCAACCTCGAAATGGCGGAACTGCACATGAAGCTAAAATCAAAGACAATCTCCAAATCGCAGAACAAATTACAATAAGAGGTTATTTAGAAAACGAATCTGATATAGTAAGCTTAAAAGAAGGCATGACTGAAGGCGGCCCATTACCTGCATTTACATGGCGTGACATAGTTAACGAAGCAGATTTGTGGTGGATTGAAGACTTGACATTTCGAGATATACCTAAAGACAAAGGCTCAAGTAACCAAGTTAATCGCGGTTATGGCGATGCCGTAAGCAACAAAGGCGAAAGTATAATCGAAATAAGTATCACATTAATAAGAGGTATAGAACGCTAATGGTAGTCCCTATTGAAATTTATATTAATGTCGGAACTGATGCAAGCCCAGAGTATGTTCTTTTATCTGATCAGGATGGCACGTATAAAAAACTCTGGCTTTGTGGTGCGGGCTCTACCAAAAGCAGCCGCGTAGTTCCTGAAATACCTGGCTCTGGATCTACTATTGTGCCTGAACTTTGGGTTGCTGATGACCCATATGCCAACGGTCAGAAAGTTAATAATTATGACGGTACTGTAAATACTAACCAGTATATATTAAAAATAGTAGTAGGCTCATGTATTGCGTGTGTATTAGCAGTATATGACGATAATACACATGGTTCTGCAACGGCGGATATGTTAATTGGGACTACAACATCAAGTAATACTTCGTTGTTCAAAGCAATCGATACAACATCTGGAGCGCCTGGTGCTGGGTGGACATCGGTAACCGATTCAACAACACAGCTACGGGACGGTAATGAATTAACACTTACGCCAAATACAACAAATTATCTTAATTTTGTTGTATATCTCGTTAATGAACTTGATACAGTTAATGATGATGTTGTGCTTACTATGAAAATTACAACGTGATATTAATGGCTATAACTATATTTGTTAATGTTGGTACGGAAACTTCGCCGAGTTGGGTTGAGTTAACGTCATCAAAGAAGCTTTATATCTGTGACGAAAATAGCAATTCATCTTTGAGAAAAGTGCCTGACATTCCGCCAGAAGAGCAAAACGATATAGTTGTGCCTGAGTTGTGGATTGCCGATTCTACGGGTTGGACTAATGCGCAACAGATTGGTACCTACGACGGCACAGTTAATACTAATCAATATATGTTTAAAGTGGTTTTAGATCAAGATTATAGCTCGGTTAAACTAAGTGTTTTCGATGATACTATACATGATACGCCTGCAACAAAACAAGCTTTAATAGGTACTTCGAGTTCAAACAATACTTCATTAATAAAAGCAATCGAAACTACTTCAGGTGCGCCTTCAGAGGATTGGACTTCTGTTACTGATGACATTTATGATTTAGAATCTGAAAATAATATGTTAACTATCGCAGATCCGACTTCTGGCGATAAATATTTAAATTTAGTTGTTTATTTGGTTGATGATCTTACGTATGTTGAAGATACATTTACGATAAGTATAATTGCAGAAATTTGATGGTGATAAAAAATGACAAGCTATGATAACTCAAACGATATAGCAAATTCCGGTACAGTTATAGCTACTGGAGATAAAATATTATATACTCATGTATTGACACCAGTACAGAAAATTCAAGGTGAAGATGCACTTGGGATTAATCCTGCACTTTTGTCTATTAATGATACTATAGTTATTACTAATTCACGAGTGCTTCAAGATGTTACTGCGGATACGTCTATAATTACATCTGGCACATTTGCAGATGCACGTATAAGCGAAACTTCAGTAACTCAACATCAAACTGCATTAAGTATCGCAACAACTCAACTTAAGGGTGACATGCCTGATGCACGAATAGTTGTTACGAATGTTACTCAGCACGTTGCGTCAATTGATCATGATTCGTTACTTAATTTTTCTGCGGACGAACATTTTACTCAAGCCAATATAACTACGGTTGGAATTATAAGCACTGGGACTTGGCAAGCGGATGTCATTGACCAAACTTATTTAGATACTGATTTAGTTTTAAAAGATGGTAGTCGAGCTTTTACTGGCACCGTTGCAGGTGTGACACCAACTTCAGGTAGCCATTTAGCGACCAAATCTTATGTTGATTCTATTGCGCAAGGTTTAGAATGGCAAGATTCTGTATTAGACAGATATGATCCTAATGGCGGATTGCCTGGCACTCCATCAACTGGCGATAGATATATTTCAACTGCGACTGCTAATGGTTGGACTGATGAATATATTTATGAATATAATGGATCTTCGTGGGACGAGACTGTTCCAAACGAAGGCTATGCGTGTTGGGTTGAAGACGAAGACGTTTTATATGTTTATAATGGCTCAAATAATTGGGTTAAATTTGGGGCTACAATTGATCACGATAATTTAATTAATGTTGGCACGAATACACATACGCAAATAGATTCACATATTTCAGGCACTGGCGCAGATCATTCATATATAGACCAAGATGTGACATCTGGTTCAGCACCTACATTTACCGCAGATAATTTCAGTGACGGTGGAACTAATGCAATAATTACAACTACTCAAGAGACTAATTTTGAATCGGCTTATACACATGCGACTGGAAACGGTTCTGATCATAGCGATGTTGCTTTAAATACAACACACAGAACAAGTAATGGCTCAGATCATAGTTTTATAGATCAAGATGT